CCCTATCGTTTTTTAATTCGTTTTTTAATCTCAATGTCAAAGCATTTGACTGAGTGTGAATTAAACCTTTTACATCTTTATGCTCCTTTAAAATTTGATCTACACATTCAACAACTTTAGGAAAATATCTATCAATATTCTTTTTTGAAAGTTGAATAGTACCAAATACAATTGGTGACAGTTTCGGATCAAACGATGAAGGTAAGTCTATATATTTAAAATCTTGCTCTTCTATGCCTAAGTTTCTCATAACACGTCTATAATCGACGAATGTAGCAGACATAAGAAGTACCTTATCTGCATATCTAAATAAATGCTGCGCTAATACATCAACCTTTTTAGGTATTAATTGTATATATTTTTTATTATAAATAGAAGCCTTATTAACAATATATTCAGATTGCTGCCAAGTATCAATAATAAGAGACAAGTCGCGCTTTAAATCTGCAATAAATTTAAACTCTTTCTTTACTGCATCACTTATAGTATCAGAATGCTTCTCAAGCATACGTAGCAATTCAACATACCTACCTTCTAACTGATGATGTAAATTAATTAAATTATTATAAAACCGTTTTCTGTTAGATGAATATAATAAGCTAAAATTATACCTGTTTAATTTACCTAACTCAATACTACAACTAAATCGACTAACAATTATATTTTCTAATTCCGACGCCTCGTCGCATACAATAAGCTGTCTATATTTTAAATGATCAGGTTTGTGAAAGAAGCTAGAATAATTTTCCACACTTATTTTTGCGGTTATAGATTTATTTTTAGCTTCATAATAATCACACCTATTACAATCCCAACATTCTCTTTTTAGTTTAGAACTAAAAGCACATGGAGCAGCATCAGCAGTACTTCGATCATCTAAATTACAAACGTATGAACCTTTACCTTTAAGAGGTTTTATATCTTTAAAATCTTTTGTGTATTGATCTTGTAATGCTTTTGTTGTTGTTAATATTGATGTACCGTAATTCTTATCAATAAAATCATCTGCGTATTCATAAACTAATTTACCATTGTCCCATGACGTCTCAAATGCTCTATAATTAGAAACTAATTTTGATAGCCTAGCTGGTAATTTTTGTAACCCGTTTGCTATTGCTTTTGCAATAAAACTTTTTCCACAGCCAGTAGGTCCTTGCATAACAACAAACTTGTGCTCTTTAAACGCATCAAGTATATTAGGGATAGCATACTGCTGACTCGAGGATGGAGTGTATCCTTTCGGGAAGTTTTTAATACCCATTCACATATTATAATATTTCTATAGAGAGAAGCAAGTCGTAATATTTGTTACGTTTATTTTTGATCAACCGGTTAAGTCGAGCTTTCCATATAATATCATCTCGATGTATGTGTTGTAAGGTATAATCGAAATATATAATTTTCTTTTCAGTAATAATATTAAAAGGATATAATAACTCTACTTTCTTATTATTATTAAAAAATAATTTAATATTAAAATCCTTTATATCATATAACATAATTTGACCAGTACCGAGAGTACGTTTTTTCGAAGTAATTTTAACTTCGTGGAGTAATAACTGTTTTAATGTGTTATTAATATCTTCGTACGTCATGTATTCATAAAGGCCATTTTCTCACCTGCAGACATAGGTGCGATTTTTTCATTTATATATACCCAAAATGTTTCATCTGCTTCTAATGTACTAATTAAATCCACTGTGTCGCAATTTATAGTTCTATAATCTTGCATTATAATATCCCAAACTATAATTAAATTTTCTTGATTAGGATTATAATTAGGAGCTTGTCGTGGTGGGTCGTAATTTAAAATAGTACGACCCTCTACAGAATTTAAAAGCTGTACATTATTAGTACACAGCATTCGTCTAGTCGCTGGGCGTCCAGGTTTAGGGTTCCGTCTTACAAACTTTACCTCACATACCTTATCTAATAATATACCTTTAAGATTAGCTAGACTGGTTATCATCGTCTTCTAAGTCCTGACAAATTCCGAAAAAACGTTGCTCATTTAAAAAGATACAATCCCTAAGAGAATTCTCATAACCTACTACTCGTAAATTATCAACCTTTATTCCCTTGTCGTCTGGAAAACAAACAACATCGCCAGGAGATGAATATTCACATCGAGGACCTACTAATATAACCCTAGCTAATCGCCATGTACGTTTAACTTGAGATAATGGAATATGTATACCATTCCGTACAACAGACCGACCATCATTTGATAAATCTACATATTGTGCTAAAACAATATCATCCATAACTCTACTCAACTTATATCCCTGAAGACTAAATGTATCAGTATCTTGATATGTATCTAAATTAATTAAGCTACGTTTTACATCATGATCCAAAGCGTCTCGTTGACTATCAGTTAGATCTAACTTATCTAATGCTTTGTCGTAATGTTTTTTCTTTATTTTCTCACTCATATTTTTTAATATTTATCTTAAATGTTTCTGAATACAAATCCACCTCTCTTTGTGAGAGTTCGTACTGTTTACATACCCTTTCATATGCGGTTTTATCTTTTTTTATTTTTTTAGTATAGTTAATATATTTCCTTTTTGTTTTTGGAATCAAACAATGCAACAAATTATAATGATCAACGTTTATACTAAAAACAGAACCATACATATTAACACTATTGTTTATTAGTGGAACAAACCTAGTATCAGCAAATGTAATATACCTGTTAACTATATACGGAGAATAAATCTGCGCAGATGTCACGTCTATATCAATTTTATTTTGTTCAAATAAAATGTTAGTTACAAAATCAAAAAAATTATTCGCTTGTTTCATATCTGGAAATCCCTATAAGGTTTTTTTCCCAATTTTTGCAAAAAAAATTTGGACTACGGTCATGATCTAAAAGACCAAAATTACAAATCGCCAAACAGGGGAATCCCCGGGGTTTTGCGAAAAAAATTTGACCACAGTACGTAACCTCACAGTGTTAATTTCGTTGTCGCGATAAACGCGTCATCCGTCATGGAATAGTACAAATCCACCACGATTTTCATGAATTCCTCTACTTGATTATCGGTTAAATTGGTGGAAAACGCAAAAGACGGTGCTTTTTGACCAGCTAGTACATTAATTGCTGTGTGACCAATCGCAACATTGTCTTTTGAATAGGTTATACTAACACTACATTTACCTTTTGGTTGAATGATACCGTGTTGCTCAAATTCTTTATGTACGATTAAGTCATCACCATCAACTTCGATGGGAGCTTTCAAATATTTCGTCGACAACAAGTTCGCAATTTGTGTGTTAAATAATCTTTGAAAGAAAACAGCCCCAAGAGGACATAAATTAGGAAGCTCCCAACAAAAATTAACAGCGTCGTCAGAATAAATAAAATCATTGTTAAGAAGGTCTTCATTATCAATCATCCCCTCGGTTTCTACTTTCATCGGAGCGCGGAACGCAACAATATTACCGATTGGGAGTGTTTTTTTACGAAAATATTTATAAGCAAACCGACTGTGAATCAAATTTCCGTCATAGATATCGATATCTTTTAAAATCATGCTAAATATTATAGATTACCCGCAAAATTAATCAACATGAAAGTGCAGTTATTTTCAATAATTTGTTTAGATGAAGATGAATATCCAGATTTAAATTTATATAGACATTTTATAGATCACTACAAGAGTTTAGGGATAAAAAATGAACACTTTAATATTATACCGTGCGGGGTTGATTCTTATAAGGAGAATTTCGAAAAATTTAAAAATATAAACTCCCGTCATAACATACCCACCTTAGAATTGCTCCCTAAAAAATATGACATAAAAGAGTCGCATAAAATATACTTAAATTGGCGTGATAAACTAGATCCCGAAGAATGGGTTATTAGACCAGATCCAGATGAATTTAACGACTACGGTCCATTCGATAAAATACAAGACTGTGTCCAATATTTGGAAGAAAACAACTATCAAGCACTACAAGGTGAATTAATGGATTGTGTTGCTGAAGATCTTGTCTTACATAAAGTACAATACCCAGAAAATTTATTCATGCAATTCCCGATCCGCGCCAATATAACAAAATTTTTTATAAACTCACTAACGGACAAGCTCTTATTATTTAAAGCGAAAGTAGAATTCCAGCAAGGACACCATCATGTTGTATGGAACCCAAAAAGAGAGGCGATGGCAAAATCAGAAGATATTATATGGGATGAAAAGGCGTCAATATCTGGTCTAAAAATACGATATAATACATCTGAATATTGGAACCGACCACCGTCACCAACACCGGGAATATATGAAACAAATTTCAAAGCATTTCATTTTAAATGGACGGACGTATTAGTGCGCAGATTGGAAAACACACAACACAAAAATTTATATATATCCTTTGATGAAGACAGAAAAACAACTAACGACATTATAAAGGGAAATAAATTTAATATTGTAATTAAAGAGGTCGAAACCGTGTAAAATCATATATCTCATCTTTCGCAAAAGAGGCAGATTTTTCAACCTTCTCTACTTCTTTTGTCCACGGGACATCAATACCAGAATCTAAACATTTTGCTGTTCTTTCGTAGTATTCATCTTTTGACATCTGTTTGCTGTTAACACATCGATTACCACCTGGATGATAAAAATATGGTTTCTTGAAATTATAAGTTATATCATCAGTAGTCCAGCTTACATAGTCAGAAATATCAGATCGTATGTTTTTCAAAGTAGTATATTTTTTTAAGACTGTACCCAACCTCAACTCACTAAACATATGCTCATAAAAATATTTGTTTTTTATAATTTCATTTCTATAATTTTTTAATGTACTGTTGTTAAAACTAACACATGTAGTCTGACCACCAGCACCATAATCGTCATCATACATAGAGACATCTCTATGTTGATCTATAAAGCTTTCGAACTTTTGAATCCAAACCCAAGCTTGACCTGGATTATTATCAACATTACAGCCTAGAAAATCTTCCCCTTCTATGTCGAAAAAGTCTAAAACCGGTACGTTGAATATAGTATCATATTCTACGAAGAAATAATAATCATACTTCGGTTTATGTCTATATGCTTCGCAAAATAATAAATCAGCTTCTGACCATTCAACTGGAAGGGCACCCTCGATACAAGAATTAGAAGGGTATTTATCCTTTTTCGCAATTAATGACCCTGGTAGTAATTTGTTACCTTTAAAACCGATGCTATGAATATCCCACTGAGGGTTTAACTTCTGAAGCTTTTTAAATGTATCACGTACAAACTCGTCTTCATAATGGTGTGTGTAAAAAATAGCATTCACAGTTAATGTAAAAAATAGTATATGTTACTTTAAAATGAAAATCCAGTGATTAAATATTTATATGTCAGAGACTCCACCATGGGTACCGACCGGTCCATTCGATTTAAATAATGTTGTTTTATCTTCTTGGGAATTTATATACGATAACGGAGGGTGGGAGGAACAAGGCTCCGGACCAGGTAGTACAGTAGCTAATAGCACTGAACTAATAGCTTGGGTAAAAAACTTTATAACTACTAATAACTGTTCTAGTCTAGTTGATATAGGTTGTGGAGATATGCAATGGACAGCTCAAGTCTTAAAAGCAAACCCCTTGGTAGCATATACTGGTATAGATTGGGTACCTTCTGTATGTAATGCAAATAAAACTAACCACCCAACACATACATTTCTAACTCAAAACTTCATACTTTCTACTTTTAGTAATAGTAATACGTATGACATGTTAATATGTAAAGATGTATTACAGCATCAATGGAACGCTGTAGATCAAATAATTACTAATATAGGAAATATTAACGTTGAACATTCTGTCTTTATTGTACCAACAGTAGCAGATAGTATTCTAGAAAGTAAATTAGTAGCAGCAGGTTATACATTATCTACAACAGTATCTTCGGATGAAGAAAAAAGTATATTTATAAAATCTACTTAAAATAACCTGATTGATAATTATCCCGTTTATACCTCTGAGGACGTGTCATATACTTTTTACTAATTTGTTTTTCATTATCTATTTGACTTTCAAATATTGTATTGTCACATAGAAATGGTCGAAAGACATATGCATTATAAAATTTTCTAGCAAAAATATTATTAGAAAGTGATGCAGTGATACCATCAGATGGTAAAATTATAGGATAATACTTCCATAATAAATGCTTTGCTGTTTCTATAGTTAAAGCGTAGCAAACAGTACCACCATGCTCTCTATAACCGATGTAAAAATAATCATTAAACTGCTTTCTTTTTTTACTTAAGTTCGGTTCACGAGCTCCTTCGAAATCCCTCCAAGAATGAAAATGAATAATGTCCCAATCATCAGGTATATATTCCTTCCACTCTAATGCATTATTACATAATTCCTCATTAACAATAGCGTCATCTTCTATTACAAGAAAATTATTTACATTATCATCAATCGCTGTTTTATATGCTTTAAGATGACCGTATGAACAGCATATTTCAGCTAAAGATATTGGATGAGGAGAACCAGAAACATGACGCGTGTTGTCATATTTAGCTGATGCCTCCATCCATAATTTCTTAAACCTAAATTTTCGATTTTTTTTACCCTTAACCGTGAGGTTATCTGGAACGATACTACGAATGAACTTATAGTTTTCTATATTACATTTTTTAAAATGATCCTTAATATACTCTTTACGCATAGGATCTCTACCCCACACTACATATATCTTATCAAATAGTGTGTCGAGCATTTTTTAAAAAATAAAAAACTATCGTAATAGAGTTTCTTTATAGCCTAACATTTCCCATGTATCAGCTTCCGCGGACCAATAAACGACAATACCAATTGGAAGTTCGGCAGTATCAACAAACTCATCATTAACGATACCTTTTTTAATCTTTGATTTTTCTACAAGAAAAACCTTTTCCTTAAAGTAAATAGCTTGACACTTCCGCTTATACTTTATTTCATATGCTTCCTTATCAGGTACTTTAGTCCAGTCCCAGATTAACGGATTCCAAAAAACAGAAAGATTAGGTTTAACCTTTGCTTGAATTGTTTTAGTACCTAGAAATGAGATTTCTTGTACATCTTTCTTGCCAGGTTTATATGCAGCTCCATTGTAAAAAATATCTACATTTTCGAACATACTATCAGCAAGAGGATCCTTGAGCTCACCTGGATCAACATCCTTTGTGGCGGCTCTCTTTGTTTTAGGTTTAGTCTTTGTTGTCTTAGTTGCAGTCATAATTAGTATTGAAATAAGTGTTCATTCTTGTAATTAATTATACATGTCAGATGATCTTTCAACTAGGTTTTGCGACCGGCCATGGACTTTTTTAGAAATACAAGAAAAAGGATTATATAACTGCTGTCCGCGCTGGGTAAACCTTAACAAAATAGGAGAAATTACACCAGATTTAGATTTTGCTAAAGAATGGAATAGTGAAGCTAGTAAAGCATTTCGTCGTAGTATTCTAAATGGTTCTTTTAGTATGTGTAATAAAGAGGAATGCCCTATGATTCAAAATAAATCACTACCAAAACGTAAAGACGTATTAAATGGATCACACGGTACTAAATTACAACAAACTGTAGAATGGGATTTAGATATAGCTGACTTACCTTCTACTATTAATCTATGTTATGATAGATCTTGTAATTTAGAGTGTCCTAGCTGTAGAAAGCAGAAAATTTTCTATAACAAGAAAAACTATCCCCGTCAATATGAACATGCATTACGAGTTAACGATAAATTACTAAGAATGATTCATAGTAAGCCTCATGACGTTACTCTTAATATTACGGGTTCTGGTGACCCATTTGGATCACCGTCGTTTTTTGAGTTAATGAAAAAAATTAACCCACGTCTAAACCCAAAAATTACCTTAATGCTACAAACAAACGGTGTATTATGGGATCGACAGAGATGGTCGAAATTAAAAAATATACATAATTTACAAATAAAAACTATTATTAGTTTAGACGCGGGTATAAAAGAGCATTACGATAAAGTTAGAGTAGGGGGAGACTGGGATCGATTAATGAAGAATTTAGAATTTATAAAATCTCTTCAATTACCATGGGTTAGATTAGATATGTGTGTACAAAAGAATAATTACCAGAGTATACCTGAATTTATTAAGATAGCTGAACATCATAATTTTAATTCTTATACATCTAGAATATTTAATTGGGGAACATTTAAAGAGGATCAGTTTAACGAACACAATATTTTTGATACAAAGCACCCAGAGCATAAAAAATTACTAGAAATAATAAACAAGGAATATGATAGCCCAAGACATGATTGGGGAAATTTGACTGACTTTAGAAAATGAAATTAGCAGTAGTATTATTTGGACAACCTAGATTTTGGGATTTAAGCTATAAGAGTATTATACAAGAAACTACTTTCGAAAATAGCACCACGGATTATTATTTTCATTTTTGGGATAAAATAGCGTATAATACTGATGATCCGGAGTATAAATTAACCGATACAGACAAAGCAAATATAGTAGACGCTTATAAACCCAAAAAATATTCTTTTACTGATTATTCTATATTAGAAGAAACATGCGATGATGTATACCGTATAGTAAAAAAACAAAAAAAAGAATTAAACAAATTTTTAGATGAAAAACACGGTACACCAGAAAAAGAATTACTACCAACAGATACTATAGAAGATATTATAAACAATGTTCAAAAACTTAACAATGATAATATACAGAGACACGCCAGTCGTTTAAGGAAGACTATTTTTGAAGTCACACAACCGAAAAATTTAACATATTTTCTTGGTCAGTTTGTATCATTACAAGAGGGAGCGAAGTTGGTAGAAGAAGAAGGAGAGGAATATGATTATATTTTTAGATTAAGAACGGATGTATTATTTGTTACTCCTGACTTATATAAAAATAAAACAGATTACTTAAATGATAAACAATTATTTTATAATAGAATAGAAAATTTAGATAAAGGTATTTTCTGTAGAACTGGGGATTTGCAAATCTGGGAAGGATCATGTCATTCAGACGATGTAGGTGTAAAAAACAAATTTGGATTACCGAACTACGGACCTAAGGAAAGAATTTTTTGTAGTAAATTTAAGTATGCGAATAACAAAATGACAGCAAGGCCACATAAATCGAGCATAACGAAGAAGCTACATACATCGAATAGTAAAAATACAAAATCTTATACATATAACCCTGAAACACAATACTTACACATGAAAGACTGGTTTATGGTAGGATCTGGTTCAGAAATGTTATTAAGTATGAAACAATATGTTAACACTATTATACATTTAATTAAAAAATCTAAACAATTTCTAATAGAAAATGGTATAGATAATAACTGGGCTGCTGGGGAGCTCGTATGCGGAGAAGTTTTAGGTTTAAATGGTATATGTGCTTCAGAATTAGGTTTTGAGCATTATAATAAAATGATTATTCCTAACCGATTTATAAAAATTGCTAATGAACATACTAAAGAATTTATTTTAAACCGACCTCATGTTAGAGTATTAGCGGATTCTGATATATCGGTAGAGGAACAATATAAAAAATTAATACATACTACTAAAAATTCAGACTAGCGACAATTACGAGATGAAAGTGTCACCATATAGAGCCTATACATAAGGTTAATTTTTTTAAAAAAGTCAGTAATTTTTACAAATTTATCATATTGATGTATAACACATGGAATAACACTATTAATATAAATTATATTATTTTTTATTTTAATATCAGGTTGTTCATTACATTGCGTCATTGACGACATTGCACATACTAACCTCAAATAATTATTCTTAAGAATTTTATATTCAGGACGTGGTTCATTATAGACAAGACTATTAATTACACCTTGATCATTTACTTTTCCCATTCTATTATAAACACATCTTTTAAATTTACTGTTATTATTCATACATATGAGTTGATATGATGTATATGCGGATAAAAACTGGAGGAAGTTTGCTAATGTATCAAAATATATAGCACCTCCACATATGATATTATTATGTGATATGGTAAATTCGTCTTGCTCTGTGAAGAACACTGTTTTGTTTTTGTTTTCTATTTCATTAAAAATATTTTTTTGGAAAATTGTATCTTTACTATTACAATGAAAGAATTTATCATTGTTATTAAATCTATGTATATTTTGTTCAATATAGTTTCTATATAAATACCATCGTTGAACTGGTGAGTACATAACTGGAATCCAGTTACCTCTATTATTAATGTCTACAATTGTAAGGAAGTCTTTATATTTGTGAAATAGATCATCATCATACCCATGGTAAAATAAAATTACTCTTATTGTATCATCATTTAATGACTGTATAGAGTCTAAAAGTATATTAATACCGGGATGATGTTTTCCTGTACTGGGTGTTATATGTTGGGTAAAAATATAATTCATTCACCAGGCTACATAAAAGGATAATTATTACCAGAATCATATCTCTTTTTATGATATTTCTGCAAATACCATTGTTTTAAAGACGCAATCTTTAATCGTATTTTTAATAATATTTTTTTCATAAAAACTGTTTAATTTTTTCTGCTATTAATTTTGCTCCTTCATCATTAGGATGTCGAGTATCGTTCGTAAGATTATTTAAACGGAACCATTCTGTATTAAAGTTTTTTTCATTTATGTATGTTATATCATTTTTATTACAATAATCTGATAAGTCTTTTTTATAAAACGGTTTACAAAACTCATAAATTAACGGCATGCCACTTTCTTCATAGCGTAAGAATATAATTTTTATATTTGGCCATTGTTCTTTAACTAAACGAACCGCTCTATCTACTTCGTTTATTGCTTTTTTAAAATATTTGTCTTCCGATTTAAATATATCCATAATAAATGAATTAATTGATATAGCAGTATGTGCTCTTAAAGTACTCCACAAAGTAGCTGGTATACAAAAATTATCCTTAATATGAGTCCATGAAAAATTATCATACGTAAATTTAAAAAAATGTTTATTATAATCATCTGGCTCAAGTTCAACAACACTGACGACACATTGCTGATTTGGTTTTATGACTCGTTTCTTTTTCATAAAACCTCTCAAGTCTCGACCTGCCTTATCAGTCCAATAATTCATTGGAGCTTCAAAAAATTTTTCGTCAGTTAAGTTTAAATACAGGGTTTGTCTTGACGGGCTTGGTATTTGAAAAATAAAATGTGTTAATTCGTTATTTAAACTATCAAGCTCGGCCTTCTTTATAAATTTCTCAACACGAGAGGAATCAATACCAGTCCCTGGTTTAGCAATATTATATATTTGACCCGGTAAAAAATCACAATAAGATGTTCTGCTTCCATGGTAATTGATTTCTTCATCAGTTACCGATTTTGCAGAATGTGAGCACCCGTCGTTTAATATCACCATATCAATGTAATTATTTATAGATTAATGTATTAGACGATAATCTATACCGTCTAAAGGTATTTTAAATTTACACCCTTGACTTGCGAAAAACTGAGGTATTACCTGATGATCGGTCAACAGACCTAAACGATCGCTTTGTTTGTCAATTGAAAACATCTGTTTGTATATTTTTTCTACATAATTATCAAAAATACCCTCGACTAAAACGTGTGATGTCGAAAGAAAAAAACAACACTGGAAATGGAGATCCACATATCTTGTATAATAAAATAATGGATCATTATGATATTTAATATCTATATTACCAAATGGAAATTGTATTAACATTTTCATTTTTGGACGTGTACAATATGATATAATATCACATTCAGGTAATTTTATTTCTATATCAGATCTAGTTCTAATAATTAGATCATATTTTATATTATGGTTTTTTTCGTATTTAAGTCTTAATAATTGACATTTACATAAACTTATTACTTGTGATAGAGTAGGGATATTAGTATATTTTACTATATCCCTAAATACCTTTAAATCTTTAAAATAGGAACACCATCCTTTAAAATACGTTGGTTTGATGATAAAGTCTTTAGTCAGGAAACTGTGAATATAATTAAAACTTTTATCTATTGGGTCGTTTAATTCTTCTTTACTTTCACATACACCTATAGTAGGCTCAAACTCATTTTTTAGATCACTTGAATTTGCATATTTTATTTTAACATTATCCCTGTCAAATTCATATTTATATTGCTTATAAATATTTTCTGTTACGGAATCCCAAAAATGATAAAATACATCAATATTAACATCTGCTCCATATTGCTTATAACAAAAAGCTTTTAATCTTTTAATACTAGCACTCGATAAATTACTCAATCGCGGCTCGCCGCTTAAACAAATAGCAATATTACACTTTGACATATTTACTTTTTTCGGGCGTCGCGCCACTGCTGTAGCGCTAAGGAATAATCAAACGATGAATCGCTAAGTATTACATTTTTTAAAAAATCATATTTCATTTCACCAGTTCTACCAGGTATACCCGTATATAATCCAATATTCTTTTTATTATTTTTACTGTAAATATATAAATTATCCGCTAATTCAAAATCTATATGTTTTTGTATATTATGCGTATGCATTAAGTGTGCCAAACTACACTCCTCTCTCAAAAACCCAATATCTAATTTCCATAAATTATATATATCATTAAAATTAAATATCTCAGCTAAATTATATTTATAGTTTTTTGTTAAATAAAAAAAACTAGCATTAAAATATGTATTAATATCTTTATCTAAAAATTGTCTACATAATTTAATAGGATCATGAACTGTTCTACCGGGTTTCTGAATTTTTCTTTTTATATTAAAACACTCGTCATATTTAAATACATCAATATTATAATTTTTAATAAAATGATCACAATCAATATAAATCATCTTATCATAATTACTTTTATAAAATTCACGTATTAAGAAAAATTTTGTATTCCATGCTTTATATTCATGCTTTATTTTTTTATTATAAACAATAGATATATCGTTGAGTAAGTTAGTAATGTCGTCGGGTATATCCTTTATAATTTTTAAATCAGCACCATGAAAATCGGCATATCTTTTTATAGTTACAAGAGAGCTATTAATACAGCCATTTACTATATCAGAATGTTCATCTTCATAACTACAAATAGTATATATAACTTTAGACATTTTTACCGGGTACCGAGATACACCCCCTCGCGTTGGCCATCCCAATTATCAAATCTATCAGTGTATTTGGCCCAATATGTACACTGATTGTCATGTACGATTTTATATTTACCTCCTGCATTTATTATATCAGATATCATAATAAAATCATGAGTGCGACGCTCTCTAGAAGTTTCTGGAATCGTTCTTAAAAAATCAGTCCTAACAATCACATTACTATGACCTACACTCCCTTTTACAATACCATCATTCTCATTTTTTTCCTTACCTTTAGACCGAATATACGTTTTACTTTTTCGAGCTCCTCGGCGTGTTCGCGACTCACCGACATAATCATCGAGAATAATCATATCGTAATCAGTATCTTTAATATAAGAAAGATAATTTTCAAAATGATTTTTAGTTATAATATCATCATCACTGAGCCATATAAAATATTCTCCTATAGCATATTTACGTGCAAAATTTATAATACCGGTGCCCCACTTGCCGGGGCTTCCTAATATAGGATATTTTTTATAACCATATGGCCCAGATCCTTTCGATCTGTTAAAAAAATGAGGTACCGGGAGCACACTTTCTCCCCATTGCTTACTTGAATGTATTATATTACCACGTCTTCTGGCTCTGTTTAAGTTTTTATTAACCTCAACATTCGGTATAACTTCTTTTTCAAACTGTTCGCAACAATCTCCTACTATAAAAGCTTCCCAACTATTAATATTTTGCTTACAAATATTTAAAATTTGTCTTTTAGCTCCATTTGGACGGTTATAACATGGCATCACGGCAGTAATAACTGGTCTTTTAAGATGACTAACAATAACATTAAAATCGTTAACTAATTTAGTATCAAACCAATGCTGTCTATCTCGTTTTCGTTTTTGATTTAGATAAACGTATTCAACTGACTCAGCGGAATCAATAAAACCAATACCGAAGTCTATAAGAGAAATATATCCTGCCTTATTCACGCAAACATTTGATTGTTTTACGTCTAAATGATAAATATTATTCTTTTTTAAATTATAAATAATATTTTTTATTTGATCGTTAATATTATCTAATACATTATTATACTCACTGTGAGATTGTTGTAGCAATGTACAATGATACACGTTTTTAATTGTATTACCACAAAAATTTAACCATAGTTTAGGCTCTGTAGGATCATCTTTTATAATTCTAGGGAAAGGATAAAAATTTACATTATACAAATCTTCATAATTTTGTTCCAATAAAGTTAAGCACTTTTTTTCGAATAAGTATTGCTCGGGACCAGCTACACCTAATTGATTTTTACTACTATAATATCGTTTTTCAACCTGTATATCTAAATTATCATCGTATATCGGTACAATTTCCTTTTTAGGATTTATTACTTCATCCTTATAAAATATCTTACATCCCATATTTAAGAATCCATTTGTTACGGTTTAATTGCACTTCTATTTCGTCATATATGTCTGAATTTAAATCATCTATAACTATAGTGCCGTGTTTATTTCTTAGCCAAGTTTCCTTACAACTATTTAAATACGCCACCCTAAAATATCTACATCTCTTAATTCTTTTAACTTCTATGTCAAACAATATAGCAATATCGCCAAACATAGCATCATGTCTTTTGTATATTAATAATTGATCTGTATTATGATTATGTATATCATTAGCTAATGTACAAAAAGTGGTAGTGAAAAAATACTTAAAAAAGCAATCCGATGCTAATCTGTTAGTCGCTATATTTACATCTCCCATTCTTAAGATATTATGTCTATCTCGGTTTTGTACCATACAATCTTTTTTAAAATAATCAATCTTTTTATATGTTGTCCACTGCGGAGGGTCGTTAAATGGAAGCCATTTTTTATAAATTATATCAATAGTCTTAGCAAATCTTTTATGTTTATTTTCTTCAAAATTATCTACATAATTTTCTCGCTTCGCAGCTAAATATTCTTCGTCAGATTTATAAAACCGTCGATCTTTATAAATAAAATCAGACCGAGCCTTAACTACAACGTCATATTTAAACTTGTTTTCAACCTCATATTCCTCCATTAGGCAATGTGCATTATACACACTGACATATTGACCTAGATAATATCGATACCCTAGTGGATTAGATACTTCTTTAAAGCTTCCCTTTAATAGAAAGTTATGAACAGTGTTAAACGTTTTACACAAGACGTCTAAACGTTTATAGTCTTCGATCAACTGTTTTTTTACATTTAATTTAGTTAATCGATCTTTAACTAAACTACAATTATCAATATACCGTAATTGTTTATCGTCTTTCGGTGAAAAACCAACACCTTTCCAAAAATGAGCGAAAAAATCAAACTCTACACCGGGTAGATTAAACTCTTCTTTTAAATATTGCCATGTTTGCTCAAAAAAGCGAGGCTGTCCATATAATAAAACTGCTATTCTCATTTTGATTTCCTTTGGTTTATTGTTAATAATTGTTTTTGTATTTCTTCTTTAACATTACACTGCAAAGTAGGTAATATAATAGATATATTCTTATCATCTGTAATCCAAAATTTCTTACAATCTTCAAAATTAACTACTCTATGACATCTACCAATTCCATAATTTAAAGTAATCTCTTCGACTTGTATGTCGAATAAATTAGCAATTTCTCCAATCATAAAATCGTGCTTTACATGTAATTTAATATCTATAGGAACCAAAACATCTTTAATTAAGGCATTAAGATTAGCTAAAAACCAATATTTAAAAAAACAAGGCGCTGCTGGGCGTGTTGCTATAATATACGGGTCAAAGCTCCTTACATATTCTTTATTATTATAAATTTTCTTATTTACATATGTTGTTCTTATCATTTTTCTGCTCACATCAGAGAAAAGATAATTTTCTTTCTTTGCCGTAAGATAGTCTAACTCTGATGTATAACAACTCTTATCTTTATATACCCAGTCGCTACGAACTTTTATAACGATATCATATTTTATATCATTATCACGTTCGTATTGCTCCATTAGATTAAAAACCTCTAATAAACTAACATATTGACCGTAATGATACCTATTATCGGGATTAAATGGTTTTATTGATATATTACCTTTAGCAAGAGATCTAACGACTTCATTTGAAGAAGTAATAGTATTTAATTTGTCGTAATTAGTAATTAAATATTTTTTTATATTTAACTGCTCCAATAAAGGAATTAAATCTATAATATTAGTCTCAGTGCTCGCGGGAGTATACCCTACTTTATCCCAAAAATGAGCGAAAAAATTAAACTCTACACCAGGTAAATTAAACTCTTCTTTTATTCTTTTATAAGTATATTTAAAAAAACGAGGCTGACCGTGTAGTAAAATAGCAATTTTCATGTTTTAAACCACCATGTAGGACCTTTTGTGTTTATTCTACCAGACAAACCATAATGCTGTTCACCGGTAACATTTAAATTTAATTTTTTATCAATTGCGAACTCATTAATAATCTCCTGTACGTGTGGATATTGCCAGTCATGACCTGAGAAAATACCTCCTGGAGTTAGTTTAATAAACCAATTTTTTAAATTAAGTCGTAATTGATGATGGGCTTTAGCATAACCGTCAATATAAATAAAATCAAAAAAATAATCGTCAAACGATTTAACTACTGTGTTAAAATCAGAGCGAACTACATTAATATTTGTAATTTTTTTGCGTGATATCTTGCGTTTAAATCGCTCATATTGTTTAGTATCATGTCGCACATCACACCAACTATCAATGCTCCAAAACTGATCAAAATACTTATGTACTTGAAATGTGAAATTACCTTTTGCCACACCTAATTCAACACCACGCTTGTTACAACCTAGTTTTTGACATAATGCTCCTATATCTTTTCGAGTTTTACATGGACCAATGACTTCTCCTTCTGTTTTATGAGACTCCCATTTAGGAACTTTAGGGACTATTATTATGTCATTTGTTTTCATGTAAAGCTTGTTCGATATATTGTGGTATATTACAATTCAAATCCGGTAAGACTATACGACGCCTAGAGTTCACCCATTTTTTCTTACATTTATCCTTTAACATAAGTCGATGAATTTTTATACTTGATTTTGAACACTTAAAAGCTTTGATACCATTTATCATACAAATATCGCCTAAAATACGATTAATTTTATTATATGATTTTTCTTTTTCTTCGAGTATATTTTTTAAAGAACCATAATTATGGGTGTATATGCATTGAAGATAATTATAATAAAATAACCAATCTTTAAAAATATACTTCGCGGCGCCTCGACTACAATTAATAAAAATATCAGATATAGATATCACACAATTGTGTAGATCAGCCTTTTTACAATCCGCTTTTTTTAAATGATATTCTGTTTTCGTACGTAAGTCATATTTTTTGAGACTAAGAGTCGTAAGTCGTTTGCATTCGAACTTCATGAAATTAGGTTCAACTAATTTTTCAATATATGCTTTATATTTTGTAATGGAGTCACTAGGTGAATAGATCCAATCACTACGAACCTTTATAACGACATCATACTTAAAGTTCTTTCGACGTTCAAATTTCTCCATTAAGCAAAAACATTTATGTAAACTCAAGTGTTGTCCATAATGATACCGGCCTCGTGTATTAGTAACTGGACGGATTCGAGAAATGTCACGGCGCGACTGAGTTAAAAAATCATATATTATCTTTTGCGAATCACCAAGGAGATCTAACTCAGTATAATCTTCTTGTATATAATCTTTAACCTGTAAATCTATAAGGCACTTCTCTACTCTCTCTTTAGTCCTTATATATGTATCTGTATAGTCGTCACCAGGATAAAACCCAACATCTTCCCAGAAATGAGCAAAAAAATCGGTTTCACACCCGTCTATAGTATACGCCTCTTGTATGTTTTTATATGTATGCTCAAAAAAGCGAGGCTGTCCATATAGTAAAATAGCAATTTTTATTTTTTTTGCTGAACTGTCCAATCTGATTTTGTTTTTGTTTTTGGTTTCCATCTATCCCATATCCAACTATCGAGATCTATTTCATTATTCGACGGTACTACGGCTTTATTAGATAAACTATCTTTAGATTTTTCTCCTTCAAGTTTATCTTCTCTGACCAGTTTCATATCTCGTCTATTGACTCTGTTAACTTTAATGTCATTATATAAAGCTATATGACCTTGAAGGGTATGATCAGATTGACTTTTATACCAATATCTGTCTTTACGATACAATAAATCTTCTCCATAAGTTATTAAATATGTCTCAAACCATCTACCAAAATAATAATGAGCTGCCGCTCGATTAGCGATAATAGTCCAGTCGTTAAAACATAACCGTGTATTTAAATCAAATTTAATAGATTTTTTCTTCTTAGCATAATCTTCATCCGGTAAACTATACTTTCCTTTATAAAAACATGATATATCTTGACCTTTCCATGTATTCTCTTTTATCTGTAATCTATTAATACGTAATCCTTTAACATTAATACAAGGATAATCCGTAGGAAAATCTGTATAATGTTCTACTTTATGCAAATCATACACCTCTGGAGATTTATATAAATTAGGCGTTCTATAGACTATATCTGTTCTAATTTTTATTACAATGTCATATTTAAAACCATTTAACTCTTCGTACTGTTCAATTAAATTAAAACATTTTTGTATACTGTAATGTTGTCCGAAGAAATACTCCAATCGTTTGGAATTAGGTATAGGAGTATCTCTATTATAACTAACAAAATCATTCATAACACTCCAAGCATTACACAGATCTACCAATGAATGTTGATCTTTCCAGCGCCACTTCCTATGTTTTTCAAACATAATCTGACAACCGGTAGATTTGTAATCCTCGAGAATCCACATTTTTGGATTAAAGCTCTGAACTAGCTTATCAAGATCTGGTACTGTGTCATATGTACTATTAATTGAATCTTCTGGGTTATAACCTACACCTCTCCATAGATGGAAGAAGTAATCGACATCATGACCGGGTATATTAAATTCCTGCTTAATATATTCATGTGTTAGATCTAAAAATCTAGGCTGACCAAAACATAAAATAGCTATTTTCATTATAAAGTACTTACATCAATGTATAGATTTTTAAATGTATTAATTAACTCCGCTCCTTTTTTATATTTTACGTCGTTCAATTGTCTTGGTATATTAAATTTTTTTATAAAATCTATATAACAATCAAATATTTTAAAAATACAATCTCTATCGAACTGCTTTTTCTCAAAAAAATACTCTCTAATATGCCTAGATGTTTTACTAGTACCAGCAATATTTTTCCATAAAGATAAGCTAGTTAAATGATAAAATTGGGTTGTAAAAAAATAGTCATGATAAGAAATATGTACATTTTTTTCTATTAAACACTCTTTGTATGAATCATAAATAGTATGAGCGCGAATATAACCATATGATTTTATGTTTTGAATAAAATCTGGCTCATTTAACACAAAATATATTGCATGATTTGATTGTAATTTTTTAGGAAGAAACGTACAAAAATTATCATCCAATTCATAGTCAAGTCTTTTAGTATTTGTTATATCAATATAACTATAATTATAAATGTTCATACCGGGAGATATATGGTCCGGTATAAAGTATAATATATCATCATCGTCTTGACTATATAGCATTATATTATCAATTTTATTATTTTTTAAAAAATCACGATACAGTTCATTGTTATATAAAATAACATCAAATTGATTTAATTCTTTAATATAGTTTATAGTCGCTTCTCTTATGCGTAATTTAAATTCTTGATACGGTATGTTAAAATATTCTTTCCAACATTTATACATTAAGTCTCTATTTTCTTCTGAAGGACAACCTGAAATTCTAGGAAGATTTTCATGCTTCCAATATTCCGGTGTACCACGTATATGACATATTTTAATCATGCTTGCTTGGGTTAAATTTTATACCTATATTATTACTACTTAATGGTGTTACATGCCCTAAAGACTGTTTAATTATGTGATAACTAATTTTTGATTTTTTTATAGCATACGGTCCTGAGATTTGATCACGAGAAGAAAATTTACATATTAATTCCCACCAAATTAATCTCATTAACATACTTTCATGACTATTAGTAGTAATAAACATAGAAAATTGTAAGAGCATATCGTCTATGTAATTAGAATTAGATAAAAATTCTATATAATTATCTATATTAATTAAATGATCTTTCTTGCGCTTAATTATTTTTTCTATATCATTAAAAATAGTATTATATCTATAATGATAAAAAAATATAGCGTCAACAGAGTACTGTTCAATTAATTTAACCGGGTCTTCCTTAAAAATACAGTTTGCGTCACACCATATATAATAATCATACCCAGGTAAAAATAGGTGAGGTAAAATTTTATATATCTTTGCATTTCTCCTATTTGAATAATTATCTATAGTGCTAAAATCATAAATCTTTTTTTGGTTCCATACTTTTATATTATTATATGTTTTATCGACGAACGCAAAATAATCGATATTAGGATGAACAAATAGCGGATCAACTAATTTAGACCTATCACCCGTAATACTAGTAATACAACACGCTTTATACATCTTTAACTACAAATAAACAACGATCCAACCTGTATATAGATGAATTAGGAATATACTCTTTAAATTTATTAAACCACCAACCACGGGATTGCTGTATAAGATGCAAGTTACCGATTTCTTGTATATGCGGATTATTTTTTCCATATTTTGCTGATGCGGCGGTTGAAGATATTTTATGTAGCATGTATTTTTTTGTTACTCTAGAAAACTCTTTTATTGTTTCTGTTATATCTTCTGGTCTTATATGTTCTAATACATCAAACGAAACCACAAGATCAACAGAGTTATCTAGCAATGGTATTTCGTGTGATGTATTTTTAATAAATTTAATATTTTTATTTAAATAATTTGGATTCGGGGTAATAGCAAAATCCAAGCCTGTAACGTCTTGACATAAATTTTCAATAGCCCAATTACAAAAGTCTCCGCGACCAGTTCCGATATCTAAAACAGAATTAACATTTTTTAATGATTTTACAATCGGCAATAATGACTCACCGTGAAAAGATGAACCATAGCGTGTGTGCTGATCGAACCACTCATATGTTTTTCTTACTATATTCGGATCTGTATTATTAATAATTTCCATATATTCTTATAACATGTTCTCTGCTAAACTAAAATCTTCATTTGTATCTAAATCAATACACTCTGCTCTATCATTAATTATATAGAAATACGGAGTAGCACCTACACGACATCTAAACCTATCATATGCGCTTTTCGATATACCATATAAACCGGTTGTCTCCTTTATAACAGGTGTAGCATCTTGAGATCTAGGTAAGATATTAGGCTGATAATTTACAGGTTGATCTTTATACCAAAACCACCCAAATTCTTCTGTAGCTGTAAGTATAGAATCATGCTTTGAACTATGAGTTAACTTATGTACACATTCTCTAATAGTTTCTGGCTTTAAAAACGGTGCTGTAGCATATAATTGAAAGTAAAAATCGTAATGCCCTATAAAATCTATATCATAGTGAAAGACATCATTACCATTTGCAGTGTCTAATGTGAGTTCAGGTTTACGTTTAATGCATATTACCTGATTTTTTACACAATAACTATTAATCTCAGGACTATCAGTATCTACATATATATCATCAAAACATTCTGCTTGTATGCAATGATCAATAATATACTGATATAAAGGCTTACCTCCTAAATCTTTAAAATTCTTATCCTTTACTCTAGTAGAATTACTTTTAATTGGAATTGTCGCGCATACTTTCATAATTAGATATAAAATTATTCAAATCTTCTGGAGTACCTAGACCCCACATTTTCGGTACATCAAAAATTTTAATATTTTTTCCATCTTCTATAGCTTCGTTAAACACAGGACAAACATAAAATTCATTATTTGTCCTAATATTTTTATCTATCATTTGCTCAGCATATTTTACATAATCAGACCCTTTAGACCAATAATAAATACCAACTGTAGCAATATTAGATATAGGTTTCTTTTCGGCGACTTCTGTAACAAACCCGTTATCTCCTAATCTTGCATAACTCCATTTAGGATGTGTAGATTTAAAAGTTAAAATACCACCATCCACGTTATCTCCGACCATAGAATACATAAATTCATTACTATCCCAATCTACATATTGATCAGAATTAGCCATAATTAACGGTTTATCATTATTAATAAACTCTTTAGCTAATAGAGTAGTACATGCCGCGCCCTCTGTTATACCTTCAACTTGTACAATTGTGCATTTCGGTGCTATGTTTTCTAGTACTGTTTGTAAATGATATTTCTCATAATGTGATTTTTGGACAATAAAAATATAATTGGCTTCAATATTTAAATTATCGACCACCGTCTGTATCATCGGTTTACCATTTACATCAACTAACGGCTTTGGAAAGGTGTAACCGGCCTTTTCAAACCGCGTACCAGCACCAGCCATGGGAATTAATACATTCATATCACCACCTAGCCATTTAGGTTTTATTTCTTTCATATTCTTATCTTTATTTTTAATAAAATTAGTTATATAATTAAATGTTACTTCTTCTGGTCCTGTAACAGGACATAAATGAGAACCACTTCTAATAGCTCCTTTTCTTCCAGTATGAGAATCTTCAACAATTACAGTTTCATCTGGATTAGTCTTTGTATGTATCATACATCTCATATACATTTCCGCATTAGGTTTACAGAGAAACACATCTTCATTAGTTAATACATGATCACAATACCTAAGTACTCCTATTTTATCAAGGCATGTCCACACTGTTTGACGTATTGCATTAGATGCAATAGATATTTTTAATCCCTCATCTTTTAAAAATTTAAATAACCGTTGTAAGTCTAAATTCTCTTGTAAGGATTGAAGACGTTCGGTTGTAAATTGTTGTTTTAGATTCCAAATTTCGTCATACTTATCCTCTGGAAGTTGTTTCTCTTTGGTTAGTAATTTAAGTTTTGTGGTAGTAGTATTACCGTCATATGAAGATAAATGCTCTTCTCTTGAAATAACATAATCCTCACTAATTGAACGTAAGGCATCATTAAATGCGTAATAATGTAAATCTCTACTATCTAGTAAAACACCGTCAAGATCAAAAATAACGTGTTTTATATAATTGTACATAGTCGGAGCAAATACCCTTACAATTATAATTAGGAGGATTTTTCGAATTATCTACAATAATGCAATTTTCTGAAGCGTATTTACCTGGATACGTCCAAATAAATCGCTCCGAAGTAATAGTATATTGATCTGTTTCGTGCCAAAAGCAATGTATATTATGATTCTTTAACATCATCTGTAATGCTTCTAAATTTTTAGCATGACACCATAGATGAGGATGTTCAAGTGCATACTCCTTAATACGAATTTTCGGTTCATCATGTCCTAATAAATATTCACCGTTTATAAACCAAACATCTATCTCGCAATGAAATCCTAAGTCTAATACCGTTTGAATTTGGAGAGGTTTATTCTCTAATTTAGAATTTTTACCAGTTAAATTACCTCTATGAGAGATTAAAATCATTTTACATCCTCGATCCTCTTTATTCCGTCAATAAGAAAAAGTGTATCCATTGATAAAGCTAAAAACTCTGAATCCCTGTAAATGTCTAATTGATCTTCAATATTTTTAACTATGTGATAACCAAGTTTATTTCCGACTTTCGATTTTAATTTTTCTATAGCTGTTTTATATACAGGGGAATCAAAATTACCAACACATCCTAAGCTTGCAGATAAATCATATGGTCCAACCATAAAATAATCAAAATCTACTTCTGCGATAATGCTTATATTATCTAAACCTGCCCGTGTTTCTATTTGAGCTACAACTATAGGGTCACGTTTTTTAAAATCTTTATTACCCCACTCATTCTCTCTGACTAACCCTTGCCCTCTACTACCTTTAGGTGGATAGAAACAGTAATCATAATACTCTTTAGCTTTAAAATAATTCTGTACTGTTGAAAATATAACTCCTGATACACCAGCGTCTAAACTCATTCGAATAACAGTCTTATCTAACCAAGTAACTCTAATAAAACATAATTTGTTTTTAAGTAAACATACCTGTATACAGGTATACAGCGTCTCATTATTAAAGCATCCATGTTCAAGATCGAAGACTACTCCGTCAAGTGTAGAGTTACATAATATCTCTGTAATTGCTGGACTAGGAAGTTGTTGCCATAAGAGTCTCATTAATTTTTAAACACTCCTGCCAGTTATCTTCTGTGTCAATATCAAAATTCTCAGGATGATCGACTTTAAAGAAAGCTGGATTTTTACCTACCCTATTTTTAATAGTAGTAAATACACTTTTCTTAAACATATAAAAAGCAGAATTCTCTTCATACAGCGTTGGAAGTGATTGAGTTTGTTCTAGTTTTAGAGGGTTGTGATTTACAGGACAATAACCATATTCTTCCTTTCTCCATAAACGAGAATTTATTAAATTACAACTAACAACAGAATCACACTTATCATTTTCAAAAAACTTATACGCCTTCTCTAAAGTTTCTAATTTAAGGAAAGGACTAGTTACATGAATTTGACATACAACATCGCTAGGCTCTATAACTGTTGACGTCTCCGCTCCTCCACGCCACATCCCGTTTAAAAGATTATCAATAAGCTTATTTACTGATACATCGTTACCACATAAATAATGAGGTCTCTTAAGAGTAACAACATTCCTTAAATTAACATCATTACGAATATTATGAATTATTTCATCACTATCCGTATCAACAAAAACCCTATAATCTTTTAATTTGTAAAGTGTATGTTTGTAAAGAGGTAAACCGCTTAATTGCCGAAAATTCTTACCAGGTACTCTCTGAGATTCATGTTTAATTGGTATAAAAATCTTCATCCTTCTATATATAATTACAATAGTTTGTCAAATAATCTATAACAAATAATTTTTACCTTTCAAGTCTTCTATATCTTTTTCGAAATACAAATATTTTATAATAGATTTAATTTTAGATTTTGTTATATCAGGTGGGTTATTAATAAGTTCCGCTGGCCATGCCTTAACCCACTGAGATTTTTCTGGTTTTTTAATCCATGTACCGTTCCATTTATTAAAAAAATACATCCAAGCATATTCTTTATATATACCAGATCTAGTTTTCCAAATTTCTTGATGCTCGGAGTCATCTGCTCTTCGCTTTAACGTTTCATCTCCTCTAAAACCTTGTTCTTTAACAAATACTCGATCAGCTACTGTGTCTAATTCAAGAGCATCAGTGTTATTCAATTCAATACCATGTAGGATGTCATTAATACACGATTTTTCTTTATTAAAAATTAAAGCTCGTAACCAATAATCTGCTTCTTTATACTGTACTCCAAAGAAATTTTCATCCCAAATGCCAATCTTCTTAACAGCTGCTGGTGTATAGCTTACTAAATTATCGCCAAACTTACCTACGATAAAATTATACTTCTTATGCATTTTTAAAAGATTACTACACCAGTTAGGATGAACACTTGTATCATTTTGCATTGTAACTAGATACTCACAATCTGGTTTATTGAGATCTTTAAACCCATTAATTAAAGCTTGGTTCCAATTTTCAGCTAAATTACCGTTAGACCAATCTGGTCTAAGGACGTTATGTAATACATTAACCTTGTCTTTAAATTGCGAATTAAGTTTAAAGTCAGTATGATTGTTAATTATATTAACTTCTGTATTTGGTATTTGAGAGAAATCAGATTTAAATAATTTTTCTAATGTATCATTTAAAACATCTGATCTCTTATACGTTACTATATAAATCTTGAGTTTTTTCATTAAATTCTTCTCTACTAAGAGTTTTTAAATTTAAAATTTTAGTTAATACGTCGTCTAAAATAACTTTAGGGTTATCTTTTAAATGTTTACGAGAATACTCCCATTGATTTACTTGATTATGTCGTTTAGATGCAAAACATTGCTTAGCAAATTCCTCTTCATCTCTCGTACAACCTTCTTTATAACCTGGTGTAAAATTATCTAAATAAAAACTAAAGCCAGTAACGTAAAGAGACTCAACACCGCGATTTAACAGATCAAATATCGCTGCAAAACCAGTATTAGCTCTACAAGCTACTCCTTTGTTTAGTTCTCCATACAATCTATAATCCATTACGTGAAAGTTAAAATTGTTTGCTATCTTAGTTACGGTTTGTGAATTGACCATCGGACTTAACCTGTTACTATGGCAATTACCTTTAATATCAGAATGTGGTATTGTACATACCCACTGTATGTTATGATCTTTAAGTCTATTAATATCTATTATACCCCCATTATCTTTATGCTCTATAAGACAATTATAAAATACATCTGTTTTAGAGCCGATATATGGTTTGTACTTATCTATGACATCTAACCCTCTGTTCAATCTTACTACGACGTCAAATTCGTTATCTATTTTTTCACCAAAGCCATGGAACGGCTTAGTAGTAACATACTGTGCTGGGCCAATAATAATAACTTTCTTACCTTTTAAAAAGTTAGAATACGATGCCGCCGCATCCTCTACCGCTCTATCCAGTTTTGGGTTTTTATCCGCCTGCTCCTCCTGTTTTTTTAATTTTTGCAGATAATGCGATTTAAAATCTTCGTAACAACCTTCAATAAACTCTATACTAGAACTAGCTATATGAGGTGTCATGAAAAACTTATCACTTTTAAATTCAGTAAGCTTACCTGTATACGGCTCTTCCCAAAAAGCATCAAACGCGGCACGCATGTTAGTAATTTTTAAGTGATGGTAAAGATCATCTTCATTAACTAAAGGACCACGAGCCGTATTAATTAAAATAGCATCAGATTTAAATCTCTTAAGATTTTCTTTATTAATAAAATTTTTATTTTGAGGAGTATAAGGTATATGAAGAGTAACTATATCAGCTTTACTGTAATCAGGAGGTCTATCATCATTTAAAATATCATAAGTTAATATATTTTTAATAAACGGAGCCATTTTATGTTTAACTCTTTGTCCTATATTACCTAGACCAATAATAAGAAGAGTCTTATTTGTAAGAACGTGTCTTTGAGTACTACTCCATGATGTTAAGTCTCCTATACCATCATATAACATTTTAAATATTAAACTACAAGTAAAATTTGCAGTTTCTTCATAGATGTAATTCTTAGTTTTTACTGAAGGAAACTCTACTTGTATGTCAGAAGAAAAATTTACATTATCTGTACCAACTCCTGCACGAAAAACAAACTTAACATTAGGGAATAATTTTATATCTATAGGCGGAGCACCTAATATAATTGACGTAGCTTTACTTGGAGTAGTTGTTACTAGCTCTTTTGGTAAAAGAGAATCAAAAAGAGATGTATTGGTCCAAATCATTAATATTCAAGATAATTCTCTAAGCAATACTGTAATGCTGAATCGAGATTTTTTTGTTTATGATGCATATGAAGAATTCTCTCTCTAAGATGCTCATGACCAAATTCATGATGAAACGTTCTTTGTTTTTCTCTGTTCTGTTTACTCCTAGCATTATACTCTGGAGGTAAAATATATAATCTAGCTTTTGATTCCCATAAAGAAACTCTAAATGTAGGTTGATCATATGGACAAACATTGTAATACTTACGATAATATTTCGGCCAAAGATCAAATAAGTTATCTATATTATCACACTTTTTAAATCCTAAAACACCAGTATTAACTTCTGAAAAAGCATATGGGATGTTTTTATATTCAGGTATACATTTTGAATATTTTTCTCTCTTTCTAGCCAAACAGTGAGTAATAACTAGCTCATATTCATCTAACATATCAAATATGTCGTATACATTATAGTTAAAAACCGTGTCTGTATCAAGGAACAATGTCTTTTCATATGGAGAATGTTTAAGTACATCGACCTTTGCTCTTAATATCTGGCAATTAATTTGTATACATTCATCAATACCTGGTACTAACTTTAATAACTCATCTGGCTTCATATCAGAAAAGCAAGTAATATGAAGATCAGGATGAAATTTTCTAAAAGACTCTACAGAGATACTTAATTCTCTAAAAAATTCCATATTACCCAGTGCATTATAAACTGTATAAATTATACCTTTATCTCTTTTTTGCATTTTTAAAAAAACCTACCTTTCCTTCTACCATTTTAAATAAATTTTCTTTCCCAAAATAATGATCTGAATATGTTTTTTCAATACCTCTATTATAATCATCTATAACAATAATGCCATCTTCTTTTATCAATGAATAAGCGGAAAAAATACTACTCATCCGACCTGGTCCATTATATGGCCGTGGTGGTTGATGACCTAACGGGCCATCTACAATTATAAAATCCCATAAAACATCCGTAACTTCAGAGGGTAAATCAATTTTAATTTCTTCCTCGTCAAAAAATGAATCATCTCTAACACCCAGATTTATTTGATGATAATCTTGTATCTTTGTTTTATAATTTATATGATGTACCGTTAATTCATTAGTACTCTCAAAATATGAACAATCTTCTGTGCTTTTATTTAAAATTTTATCTATCCAAGATTGATCATCTTCTAAAAAAACTGTTACACCGTTAATGTTTAAGTTTTGCCATAGATGAGAATCGTCTCCTAAACCGAAAACTAGTAAATTACAAGGACAGTGTGGCTCTAACTCTTTAGCTATTTCAGTATACTGAACATGACTCATTAAACCACGGCCATATTTTGAAACTAATTCTTTATAACTCATTTAGCTGTGTATATATTCTCTTCGCCCATACTAACGGATCATAAAGCCTGTCAAATTCTTGTTTCGCCTTTAATGCCATTTCGTTTCTGTTATTAGAAGATGATAGCTGTCTAAATGCCTTTAGCCACCCGTCTTTATCTGCGGCAATTAAACCATGTTCAGGGTTTCCTAGAATATGTAAGTTGCTGGGAGTAAGATCTGTTACAACAGGTAACCCTAATTGATGAAAAACAAACGCTCTACCAGCGTTAGATTTATTTTTAAACCTAACTACATAATCCGTATCATATGCTCCAGTATCAATAACCTGATCTCGCTTATAATCATCTATATATGTAGCATTAGGGCATAATCCTATATCAGCCGATAAAATATCCTGAGCTATTGTACCTGCATTCCATTGTTTATATTTTATTTTTATATCTGGTCGACCTATTTGCCAGTCAAACTCCGGATGTCCGTGAATAATAAGCAGCTCAATTTCTCTCTCTTTGGAAAATTCTTCTAATGCTAGTTTAACATGCGGGTCAAACTTAGCTAAATGAGGGTAGTGACCATGAAAGCAAAAGCGTAATACGTCTGTATCAGTGTGTTCTTTTATATCTTTATTTTGAAATAGCTCTTCAATTAGTGGATATAGTAATACGTTTTTGTTTGTCGATAAACTCGCCTGTTCTTCTATTGACCCTACGATAAGAAAATCACAGTAGTCATAAGTATCTACTTTCGGATTTATCAACCCTACCTTTTTCCACGGGCATTGTTGTTTTACAGCACGTGCTATGTTTATCTCACCCTTTACAACAATAACAATCTCTTCATCTCCAATATCATGAGCAATCTGAGAGGGTATATTTAATTGTTGAAAATAATTATTAAGATCATGAATCCAGATCCTGTAAGAACCTGTGTTGAAGTCTCGATGATTTGTAAGAAATGTTATTCTTTTCTCCATAGTATGTTAACTTTTTTATTATTATCAGGGTTATCAAATATTTTTACAATAGTCAGACCGTAACCATAAGGTAATGTTGTTCCGTCGTGTTTATATTTTTTAATTAAATCGCTATTTGCTAGACCTCGTCTCATTTCAGGACCGAGATCATAATGAGCTGTATCATGTACTAAAACTAATCCTCCACTCTTAACATATGGAGCTATATTATTTAAATCTTTAGTAACTTCTACATCAGTATGAGAACCGTCGTGTAGTACAACATCATAACATTCACTATGATCTAAAGTAGGTACAACATCTAAAGAGTCTCCTAGGCAAAACGACCATATATCCTTACTATCAGCTACAAAATCATCAGGAATATCTTCTCGCTCAGATAAAGGCCTTTTATCTACACTGGTTATCTTACCACCAGTTACCTTTAACGCTTCAACCATTGATCGAGTCGAAAAACCACAACCAAATTCAAATACATTCTTGGACTCCATTCCTAAAACAATAGAATATAAGGTGAGATAATGTCTTGTTAATCCTGTATCATTTAAATGATGCTTTTCTACTATAAAATTTAAATCATGCATATTATTTTTATGTTTTTTTAATTAAAACCTCTTTGTTAAGTGTTAGAAATTCTTGATAAGTAATATCACTCTCATTAATCACTTCTGTATTAGGAGGTAATAGATCAAAAAAATCAGTTTGAATGTTTTTTATGTCATAAACAGCATACTTATCATTATCCATAAAAAGCTGTAAATGCAATAACGCAAAACCTCCTGGCTTTAATACCCGTATCATCTCAGAGCAAAATTTTGAAGGATATAATGCATGATCAAGAACATTAGTAAAAATAAAATCAAATGTCTCGTCTTTAAAATCTAAATTATGAAAGTCACCTTCAATAACTAATGGCTCACATGCAACTAAATCTACACCTATTGCATCTTTATTTAAATCCTTTAAAGCTTGAACCTCCTGACCTGTTCTCGCACCAATACATAAACACTTATTACCAATATACTTTATATTTTTATCAAAAATTTTTCTAAACCCTGAAGTTTTATAATCCCATTCTTTGGTTAACCAGGTTTTTCTTTTTTCAGGGTCATTAGTTTTCTCTTTCTGTAACTCTACGTAATCTTCATACTTATTAAAAGATCGATTTGTGTGAGGAGCGCGAATTTGTTCTAATAAATTTACAACACGTGTAGCATATTGTTCTTGAGTAAAGTCTCGAGTATACTCAAGACCTTTCTTAACAAGTTTATTTCTCTCTTCATCGTTTTCTAAATAGTAAACAAGCTTTTTAATAATTTCCTGATCAGACATTTGCATGTTTATTTCAATTAAAAATGATTTTAATTTTTTAACATCTTCAGGATGATCATCATACAAATCTCCCGCTAAAGCAGTACCACACATAGGTACTTCTATATACTTTCCAAATCTAGAATTAGGTGCTCCGCTATCAGTAATAATAATTTTAGCTGAATTTATTTTATTAGCAAAATCAATTGCATACTTATCGGTATATGCATCGGAGTGTGAGCCACCGACATGAGGAATAACACCACACTTATACTTAGACGGCATAAGATTGAGTAATCTTGCCATTCTAGCTCGTAGAGGGTAATGTTCCCCTAACATAGTTGTAACGTTTGTTGCACCTACTAACGCAACATCATATTTCTTCTCTATTTCAGGTTTAGGTTTAAATATACTCGCTTCAGCACTATGAGGAATCCACGTCATACATTTAATATTTTTAAATAATTTTGAATATAGTGTAGCATGTTCTGGGGAGGACTTAAAAAACTCTAATAATCTTCTATATTCTACGTAATCATTATAATGATGACATATAACAACATTAGCATTACTGTCGGTTATTTCTTTTAACGTCCATTCTTTGTCGTACATTTCATTATATCGAATACATTTATAAAACTTTATTTCTTCAAAACCAGATATCTCTAAAGGTTTATACCCGATAACCAAATGACAAACTCTAACCTGTTGATTAGTTCCTTCAATACGCTTTCCTTCAATAATATTATAAATATTATCTTGTGGAGATAAATTAGAATCCCAATTATCCCATCCAGGACCGGTATATATCCCGTTGACATTAGTATGGTTAAACAGAGCGCGTATAGAATGGAATCTAATACGAGACATTTTAGTATCGAAATACTCTTTTTTAATTAAAAATACTATATTATACTGATCAGTTTGTTCTTCTAATGTCAACAGCATCGTACTTTTGTTTTAATTGTTCATAAATTGATGTTTCAGGGAATTGTCCGTGCTTATCTATACCTAACCTACGCCATGCTTCATTCCATAAATGTAATCCGTATATACTATTACTAGGCTTCATTACTTTACCTGGAGTGATGAATAAATTTGATCTAAAGGGAGCAATAAAACAAAAAGTATGTATAGGTTTAATATACTCATTATAATTAAATTTGTTTACAGCTTCATTCAATAACCTAGGACCGACAATTCCCCACTCTAATGTTTTTTTATCTTTCTTTAAACACTCATTATAACAATAATCCATTAACTTATCTCCCTTCGGACATTTAATGGCTCCTGTGTTTAATATAGGTTTATGTGTATCGTAGTCTTCCTCTGAGCAAAATACATATTCATCTTCAAAGTCCCATGGTTGTAAGCAGACCATATCAGTATCAACCCACCAGCCTCCCTTTTCGTACAATAGTTTATACCGAAAATAATTAGAAAAAGCAGAATATGAACCCTTACCAGGCCCTACTTGATAAGCAAAAACATCTTCTTTAGGAAGAATATCCTTACCGTCTTTTATGATAACACCATCTGGTACATTCTTTATGTCTTCATAACAATATAAATGAATTTCCATATCGTTTTTAACAAACGAATTTAAAGACAAAATCTCCATACATGAAAGTGTATCTCCGATCCATAATGTTTGAATAATATTGCTCATAACTCTAATTGATCTCTCCAAATCCTTAAAATACCAACATTCGACCACAAACTTTGTTCTATAATATTTTCATTACCATGAAAATTTACATCAGTTAACTTACACTCATCAGATACAAGAGAGGCATTTTCGGATAATGACGAATGATACACGTCAGTTATGGTATCATATATTGTTTGTTTCTCTTCTACATAACCAATTAGTTTAACTTGTTTAGAATATTTCTCAATAACAGGTCTTACATCACTTTCATAATAATCAGGGTCATTAATTGTACCGTATATTCGAATATCAGTATGACCGTCTTTTATGGCTCTCTCTATAGAAACATGTACTTGTTTATTTTTATCGATACTGCCTATAATACCGGCAATTTTTTGTTTAGGTTTGTTACAGGGTTTTAAATCTTCATTTACATTACCACAAATAAACCAAGATAAATTTTTTATTGTATGAGCTTCGTGCCATAGTAACTGCTGTTTATTTAAAAAATGTATTTTATCAAAAATATGAACAGGTGTTTGCTTTAACGGATATAGATCTTTTTCGTGTAAACTTAAAATAAATTTATCAACATTAGGTCTAGTTTTTCTTACATGTAAAAAGTGATATATAACTTTATCTGATTCTTTCGTGGTCGCAGTCTGTAACTTTGCACCATTACATTTATCGAGATGCCAGTCGTGAGGACCGTACATTATACATTCATGACCGTTGTTATTAAATAAGTTGCATAAATTAATAAATGCTGTAGTAGAACCACCGGGATTACTCCATCCTGTAAATATCTTTATCACCAATAACTGTTAATTATTGATTTCGATCTAGGTAAATTGCAATAAATATTTAAAGATATGGCTAGAAAAGGACGTTCCGCGTCGGTTTCTAACTCAACTAAAAAGACTGCATTAAGTGGCAGACGAGTTAGTAAGAAAAAATTAGTTAACAATAAGGAAATTAAAGAAAGTATAGAAAAAAATACATTCCTAAATTTTGATGTTAAACAAAAATATGAAATAACACCCGTTCACGAACAATTCCTTGAGACATGTTTTAAGGATATATGTAGAATGGCGTTAGTCGACGGACCTGCCGGGTCGGCAAAGACATATTTATCAGTATATGTCGCATTACAATTATTACGTACACAAAAAGTACAAGAAATTATCTACATACGAAGTATTGTAGAGTCAGCATCAAAAAGCATGGGGTCGTTACCAGGAGAAGTTGATGATAAATTTTTACCGTGGTGTTTTCCGTTATTTGAAAAATTAAATGAATTTTTAGATAAGTCTTTATCTTCTAGCCTAATAACTGAACAATATATTAAATGTGTACCGGTAAACTACGTACGTGGTTTAACGTTTAATAACGCTTGTGTTTTAATTGATGAAGCGCAAAACTTAACCTCCGGGGAATTAACTACAATTTTAACACGGTTTGGCGAAAATACGAAATATATAATAACCGGAGATACACAGCAAAGTGATATAGGAAGTAAGACTGGATTTAAATCGATTTTAAATGCATTTAATACAGAGGAGTCCTATAAACACGGTATATGTACATTTAAATTTAATGAGTTAGATATTGTACGGTCTGAAATATTAAAATATATTGTAAAAGTGTTGAGAGACTTAAAGATGGAAGCTTAAAGCTTTACGAATTCTTTCTAATAATGTTTTTTTGTTTTGACCGCTTTCAGCTAATCGAGAATATTCTAATTTAAATGCATCAATAAATTCTTGTGATAATTCAAATTTACGTGGATAAAATGAACGCACCTGTCTAGTCATATATCGTTCACATAATTTATCATAATCCGTCATATAATTATTTATTCATACGACTCTCCTTATCTTTCTTAATTTGTTCTTCCATGGCTTTTCGTAAGTGAGAATGTTCTGTAGGATCTACGTCTGCCCACGCTCCACTTAATGCTTTCATATCAGATAGCATATCTTCATCAATAAGATCTCCACCAGGATGTATATCTCCTTCGGCATCAATATAAAGTTTAAGTATTTGTATGCGTTCTCTCTGACTGCCAAATACTTCTATAATACCAGGTTTATCATCTTTAATAAAAAACACACTTGAATCATTATTCATGTATTCTCGGTGCATAGCTTTAAAGATATTATCTACTTCCTCTATAACTTTAAGGTTAGTATCACGTAAATCATCTTCTGTTAATTCAACAGGAGCGACCTTTGTTATAGGTGTGAAAAATATAATATCTAAATCACGAAAACTCTCTCTAACAATAGGAATACATTCTTGTACAAAAGCCTCGTCTATATCTAACTCAGGCTGCTCAGTGGCCCACATACTATACACAAGATTATCTAACGGACATCTATCAAAAATTACATTATCAGAGCTACGATATTTCTTTTGCTCTTTAATCATAAAATCTAATATTTTCTTTTGTGTTTTTTTATTAGTCTTCGATGAATGTTCGAGATCATTTTCCTTAATAATGTCTCTATAGGTCTTTTTAGGGGTAGTGTAGCTCGGCCATTGCTCTAAGAAGTCTTTAATTAAAGTAGTTTTACCCTGACACGCAGTTCCACTAATTGCAATCCTCATATTAATTAATATTTATATAGTTATACTTTTAAGGCCATATCCCATACTAGTAAATGTAGTCTAGGACTAAAATTAAAGTGATGCTTTTTAGCTAACTCTGCAACCATAGGAGCAACTTCAATATGCTCTTTTCTACTACCAGCGCAAGGCATTAACCAAACACGACCTGTAGGTATATCAAACTTATCAACATACTTTTCCATCACTTCATCTAAATCTGATTCTTTACTTATAACAAATTTAAAACCAGATCCGTGATTTGCATGCCATTCTAATACTTTAGGTTTATATCTCCTATCTTCTGGATCACCGTTATTACTGAGCTTAGGAGAAGTAGTAAATGTAGCACCAACTCTAACCCATTCGTTATCTGGTATAATAGTAGCGTTGGTTTCAAAATCAATTCTAGGAACCCAACCCCATTCTACCTCCATATATGCTAAAAATCTAAGTAATGCAGGCTGCTGTACTAAAGGTTCACCACCTGTAATCTTCCATATAGCTCCGTTATATAAATGCTTTTCAAACCCTTCTTGTTCTAAGTGTTGTAGTAAATCGGCATTTGTAATTCTATTCTTTACACTCCAAGATACATAACTATCACAACCATGCGGAGAGTCATCTGAAGCGAAACCCTGACATGTAAGGTTACACATAGATAATCGCATAAAGACCGAAGGATATCCTATAAACTCTCCTTCTCCTTCTACAGTATAAAATACTTTATCATCAGATAATAGTATTGTCTTATCACTAAGATCTTGTTTATAGAGATTTGTCATTTAAATATAAATCTTTTACGTCACGAGCCTTTGGTTCTACTTCCTTTTTCTTAGGCTTATCCCATTTTATGTCATCCCAGTTATCATTAATTTTACCGGTATCCTCTTTTCGACGCTTACTACCTTTACTCATTATTAATCCACTGTAGCTGAAAGGGCAGACCATACTGCAGTTGTATCTTCTACTTCATAAATAGCAGAATTATTTTCATGTTCGAAAACTTCTACTCTTTTACACCAACATCTATCATCAGTTAGTTCTTTTACATACTCGTCAGCAGTTCGCCAGCAATATTCAGCAAATTTTTCAATACCAACACCATCCATAATTCTTAAATCTACAATATCATCATCGTTTAACATCTTAAAGGCTCTTATTGCAGGGTCGTCAGCGGTAATTACAGTGGTGTGATCGAATTGATGTTGGAGTTTCTTTTTAAGATCTTTTAATCCACCAAAGTCAACAACCCAATTATTCTCATCTAACTCTTTAGCTCCAAACCAAAATTTACCAACCAACCGATAACCGTGTACAAACCGGCAATGCGATGTAGCTTTAGGCTGTCTGAACGCACAACTACCTAATTCAATAATTTTAGTACTAGAAAAACTCATAAAATAATTATATGTTATTTTTCTTTTTTGTCAAGCTTTAATTCTATGGATTGTAAGACGTTATTAAAATTGTCAACAACCCAACACACACCGGCACTAACAAACGGAAACAATATATAATCATTTTTACTTACGAAGTATACAATAACACCTGACCAGAAACCTAAACATAAGCTACATTTAAATAACTCTCGTAAAAACGGTATTTTAGTAAGAATTTTTCTAGGAAAATTAAGTATTGTACCGTATTTAAGAATAAACATTAACCCGACACACGCTAATATATCAATAATGATTGTTATTTACCCTCCTTTAAAAGGTCGTTTAAAGCTTTATCAATTAATTTAGCTTGTGAAACATCCATTTTTACAATATTATTATCGTCATCTGTAATCTGAACGGTTTTTTTATCTTCTAGTAAAGATAATGTAGGGCAGCACGCTTTACCGCCGCACAGTAGGATAGATTTCATGTAACTATTTATTTCTATTTACCAAAAAGACTATAATGAGTTGATTTATAATTCAAATATGTTATAATGATTCATATGAATGAGGATTTACTTCAATACGCTAACGGTAACAAGCCACGAACACAAGAAGAAAAAGAGGCGATAATTAATAAAGCCGCAGCTGCGTATGAAAAATATATGGATGCATTAGGTTTTGATTGGAGAAATGATCCTAATAGCGCAGACACTCCAAGACGAGTCGCTAAAGCGTTTGTTAACGATCTAGCAGAAGGATGTTATAGTAATTCACCGAAAATTACAGCATTTGATAATGTTGATAAGTACGATGGTTTAGTATTTCAAGGTAATATTAAAGTTAATTCTTTTTGCTCACATCATCACTTACCGTTTATTGGTCAAGCTCATGTATCTTATATACCTGGGAAAGATGGTAAGGTAATTGGTTTAAGTAAAATTAATCGTATTGTTGAATGGTTTTCAAGACGACCACAAGTACAGGAAAACTTAACTATGCAGATTCATAATTATATGAATGAAGTATGTAAAGAAAATAAAGGCGTTGCAGTTTTAGTATCAGCTAATCATACATGCGCCGGTCTTAGAGGTGTTAAGCATGATAGTATTATGAAAACTGCTAGAATGTCAGGAGCGTTTTTAGATAAAACAGATTTAACTCGTCAAGAGTTTTATGACTTTGTCAGAGATTTAAAATAATGAACTATATAGATAAAATGAATAATATTAGTAATTGTGCAACTGGATTGTGTGAATGTCCAGAGCATAAAGTTAACACTCTAGTATGGATAGTTCCTATTATATTAGGAATTTATTTACTTAATAAGGTGTATAATAAATGTACTAATTATTGAAGAGAATCAAAAACTTGTTTAACTTCCTCAGGACTGACGTGCTCCGGTATGTCAGTCCTTATTTTTTCAAAATCGTCAAAGTTATCTCTAATATTACTAGCACTATAAGGACGACCAGATGCATTTGTAGTAACATTAACAGCAGTCTCTTCCGGATCAAGAATATTTAAACCTAATTCCTCTTTCTCAGCCCATGGACGTGCATATGACCAACGCTTCCAATCGTTATCTTTTGTACTAGCTCCTAAAACTACCGTTGTTCCAGCATCTAACGTCTTAAGAGATTCATACGCTGCAGTAACTGGGGACGGGTATTCAGAAATACTTACTGTTACATTATTAAGAGGTTGAACGTATAGTTCAAAAATCTGCGCGGCAGCAGATGGAGTAATTACTTTACCGTCTTTAGTCCTTCTCTCGCTCTTAGCAGACGGTGCAGAAATTAAAACATGTACATGACCATCAGGATAGGCTCGGCTATAATGTTCGACCATTTCATAATGACCTTTATGAGGTGGTTTAAAGCTACCAGGAACAAGAACAACTACTTTATCGTTTTTTTTTAATAGATCCTCAAGGAGCATGTCAGCTTTATTAACAAAACTTTCAGTATATCCTTGATCGACTAGTATCTTGTGTACAATTTTAGCTACCTTTTTAGCAGTTTCAGGTTCAGCATCTTTATTAATAAGCTCTCTATCGGCATCTGATAGTAATACATCATCTAAATCAATATGTAATGCTTTGCGAGCAAGGTTTACTAAAAATGTTTCTCCTTCTGTCGTTAACGGTTCAGCCGGTTCTTGTACAGGATCTGGTAACGGTGGAACTCCAACTCCAGGAGGCGGAATAGCTGGTTCAAAATCACCGCCAGTTGGTGGTCCTTGTCTGGGAACAAATTCATCTCCTGGAGCCTCGATGAGTGTTGAATTAATTACTTCTGTTGAAGAATTTAAGGCCTGTATATCCTGTTGAACCTTGGTTTGGAGCTTTTTAGTTCTTTCATCATCATCTTTTAATGCTTGCTTTTCATCATCAGTAAGATCATTAGGTGTCTCCTTCTGCTTTTTTCTTAGGTTAGCGAGGGTTTGAGTCTCAGTAGAGTGTGTATCATCATGACCTGTTGTCAATTCAGCGATTTTTTTAAGAAACTTACTCATCTTAATTATTTATAGCAGCGAAAGCTTATTTCTTATATCATTGAAATATGTTTTATCTAAAAATGTTAACTCATAACGCTTACAAAAATATTGTAACTTACTAAAATAAAACTTACCGATTTGTATCTTTTTAAGTTTTCTCATTAACAATATAATTAACTCTGTTGAAACACCATCACATTTAAGTGTTTTCTTAAATTCTTTAAAGGATAATGGTTCGCGTATTATAATAACCGGAAATTTCTTCGCAAAAACGTTTAAAAAAGGAATATACTCTTTATTAAGTGTGTTAGTAACATCGAAATATATTACCGGTTTTTTCTTATTATTACAAATTTTTAATACTTCACAAGTATAATGTATAAAATAATGAAATATATATTTTTTATGCTGTTTATTATTAAGCTTTAACTCACTATCAAATTCAGATATCTTATCAATCGATGAATTATGAATATATTCTATTACCGGAGTAAAATTAACAATATTGAAAAAAGAATTAGGTAACTTATAACTCTGGTGGTGGATTTTCGTTAAGTTTTCTAATTGCATCTACATTATTCTTCCAAAAATTATCATACTTAATTATAATATAATTCTTTGTATAACGCAAGTAATTTTCAAAACGGAAATAATGAGCTATATCTTTGTGAAATAGTAAATAGCTACCTTTTCTGGTTACTTTAATTATTAAAAACCATAACCTACCGCTCTCTGCTTGTTTAATCCATTTATCTAATGTTTTATTTTCAGTAAATAACCTATGATATTCAAACGTTTTATAATTCTTACATTCTAATTTAAATTTAGACATGCACGGAGGTACCATTATATCTCCATCCATCATACGTTTTTGATCTTCGGTTAATTGATCAAGTCGGTGAAAATTAGCGCCTCCAGTATAGGCTCCGGAATTTGGAACTCTAATAAAATTTTCATTAAAAACTTCACTTAAATCCTTAGCAACTTCTCTCTCCCATGCGTTACCCTTCTGTTTGGCTGCGCTAGGCATATATAGTTACTTATCAATTAGCTAGAATTTGCAAGTTAAATTGTAAAATTTTTAATAATACCATGATATTCGAATGTACTATTATCATCAATTACATTTTCGTCATTATACAATTTGTTTAAATTTAAAGTGTTAATAGGAATAGATAAAACAACAATTTGTTTTAACCAAGAATCTGGAACTATATCGCTTGTTTCAGCATAACTATAAGCAACATCAGGGTCTTTAGCTAAATAAACCACCCCAGGCTTACTATCTTCCCATTTCGCTTGAACTCTAGATCCTCCTAAACCGTTTTTTTGTATACTCTTTAATAAAGGTTTATACGTTGCGTGATACAATATATCATTACTTTCGTTTAGTTTTTTTTTACGCTTCTTTTTTGCTTTACCTTTACGTGTAATAGTATCACCTAATATCTTAGGCATTCTTGCATCACCAGGGGCATATGAATCTGCAGTAGTAAAATCTCCTGCGCCTTGCGCTCCCGTCGGACCTATATTAGCAGACGCAACGGTATTATCAGTTAGATATTGTGTAACTGCTTGATCGAATAACTTAAGAGGCATATTAAGTATTTATCGCATAACGGTTAATAAGTTGACTTTTTTTAAAAAACGGTATAATAAATAAATGGAGATTGGTGATATTATCAATCAGTATCTTAAAGAAGCAAGTATAGATACAAATTTAGATCGATTAGAAGTTACATCTACGCAAGAACAGCTAGTTGCTAATAAGCATAAGTGGTCGGCTAGATTAATTAATCATAAAATTAAATTAAATAATTTTAAATCTGAAAGATCTACTCTCCTAGAAAAATATATAACTGATTATCAAGATAAAGAACCCGTACGAGTAAATAAATCAATTGCTCAAAAAGCCGTTGAGAATAAAAAAGAAATTAAAAGTATAGATCGGAAAATTGAAAATGAAATTCTGATTATTAGTTTCTTAGAAAATATATATAAAAACATAAGCTTCGCAACAAATGATATAAAAAATTTAGTAGAGTTAATGAAACTCGAAACTCAATGATTGATATAACATTAAATTCAAACTCTCAAGCTGTATTAAAGGGACCTGAGTTAGATATTATTAGAGAGCATTTTAGTGTAAAAAATGAAAATGCGCATTTTCAAAGAAGATTTGGAAGGTTTGTACCTCCACGAACTTATGTAATTACTCAACAAGGAAAAACTGATGTTGGTCTTTTGGCTGAAATTGCAAAGCTTTGCAAAACAAAAGATATAAAAATTAATTTTTCTAAAGATATAAAAAATTCACTTATACCAACATTACGTAAAGATAATATTATTGATTATGATTTAAATTTAAAATTTAGAGATTATCAACAGGATATAATTACTAAATGTATTAATCAAGGACGTGGTACAATAATATTAGCTACTGCAGGAGGTAAGACTTTAACCATGGCAGGGCTATTAGAATTTTATTATCAAAATTACAGTAAAAATTTTAAAGGGTTAATTATTGTACCTGATTTAGGATTAGTAAATCAAACAACTTCTGATTTCGAAGAATATGGAGTATCCTTTTCGACTACCAAATATACAGGTAAAGATGAATTAATATTGTCTCGCAATATTATTATAGCTAATCTAGGCATACTACAAAGTTCGAAGCAAGATATTTCATGGATAGAGCATATTGATTTTTTAATTGTAGATGAAGTACATAAAGTAAGGAGAGGTAATAAAATAAATAATATTCTTAAAAAAATTACTACTCCTCACCGCTTCGGTTTCACAGGAACGTTACCAGATGATCTACTCGACAAATGGAATATTCTAGGAAAGATAGGGCCGCAATTATTCGAAAAGAAAGCTCATGAATTAAGAGATGAAAATTATGTTGTACCAGCAAAGGTACATGTCTTAGAATTAACTTATAACACTCCCTCTACTGAAATCTATCAAGGAAATAATTCCAATGCGTATTATTTACAAGAGAGTGAATTTATACGAAGGAATTCTTTTAGGAACAATTTGTTAGCTAAATTAGCAGATAAATTAGATAATAATGCATTAATTCTAATCGATTATATAGAACATGGTGAGTTATTGCTTAATACCTTAACAGATATTTGTAAAAATAAACAAATATATTTTATTAGGGGTGACGTGGAAGTAAAAGAGCGTAAAAAAATACAAGAATTAATGGAGCGCCAAAAAGATATAATAATCGTCGCTATATCAAAAATATTTTCTACAGGTATTAATATTAAAAATTTACATTATTTAGTGTTTGCTAGCGGTGGAAAAGCAAAGATAAAAATTATACAAAGTATAGGTCGAGGCCTGCGCTTGCATAATGATAAGAAAGAGCTTATAATCTTTGATATCGCTGATAATCTACGTTATGGTCAACGTCATGTAGAGCAACGGTTATCATTGTATGACAGCGAACACATAAAATATAAATTTACCCAGTATCATGAAACCAAAGACAAAGAAACCAAATAAAAAAACATATTACGTTAATCCAAAACAATTTTTACAACAACTAACAGAATATTATAGCACGGATGATTTAATTGACGAACTAGCTGAGTCAGTTTATAAAATCGCTGTCGGTTTAAGTTATTCTCCAAACTTTATAAACTATAGTTATAAAGACGAAATGATAGGTGATGCTGTTGTAAAAATGATAGCAGCTGTAAAAAATAAAAAATTTAATCTTGATTCTGAGTCAAATCCGTTTTCATATTTTACTACTATTGCATATCACGCATTTATTAATAGAATAAAGAAGGAAAAAAAATATAGAGAAACAATTAGTGATTATCAAGAACAAGTATATGGATCTTTAGCTGATGAAGAAAGAATTGCTAATAAACAACCAGTTAAAGACTACGATCGAGAATTATACACATAATGGTAACTGAAAACAATAAAAAAATCGGCTTCTTCTCCGATTTGCATATTGGCATACATCAAAACAGTGAAAAATGGCATGATGTAGCATTTGAATGGGCAAAATGGTTTACGACGGAGTTAAGAAAGGAAAAAATCACTAAAATAATATTTGGCGGGGATTTTTTTCACTATAGAGACGAAATAAACGTTAAATCTTTACATTTTGCAAATAATTTACTAGACTTATTTAATGATTTTGAAATATTCATGATTCCTGGTAATCATGACGCATATTATAAAGATAACTCGAATGTACATTCACTATCTATTTTAAGTAATAGGAACAATATTCATATTATTAATGAACCGAGCGTGCAAAATATGTTCGGGTTTAATATTTGTTTTTGTCCATGGGGAACTAGTATAGGTGAGATTTCAGAATCTGATTTAATAATCGGACATTTTGAAATTGAAAATTTCAATTTTAATAGCTTTAAAGTATGTGAATCGGGCGTTCAATCGTGTGACTTACTAACAAAATCTAATCTTATAATTTCTGGTCACTTTCACAAACGTCAGCGTCGAAAATATTCAAATGGAGAGATAATTTATGCAGGAAATCCGTTTGAAATGGATTTTAACGATATACAAGACCAGAAAGGTTTTTATATTCTTGATCTTAGTGGGCAAGACATAGAGTATACTTTCATTGAAAATAAAATATCACCTATTCATGTAAAAGTAAACTTAAGTGAACTTGAAAAACTAAAAACAATCGCAAAGGAGGTCGGTTGGTCGAAGTTAGCTATAAAAATTGTTATTGATAAGGATATAAAGACAAACATACTCGATAAAATAATAGCATCTATAAATTTTGAAGCACCTTTCTCATTAGTAACAGATTATTTACATAAATTTAGTATCGGTGATAATATCGCAATAACGAACGAGTTAGGAGACTTGAATATTAAGCAATGTATTATAGAATATATTGAGTCCTTAGATATAGACAACAAGGAAGAAGTAGTAAGGAGAACCGTACATTTGTATAATCAATTTGTATGAAGTATATAAATTTCAATTCAATAAAAATTAGTAATTTCTTATCAATCGGAAAAGAGCCGATCGAAATTAATTTCAAAACAGGCCTAAACATAATTACCGGTGTTAATAGAGATAAACAAGATAGAAGAAACGGAGTTGGTAAGTCAACAATTGCTGATGCAATACATTTTGCTATTTTTGGTGAGACTATACGTGAAGTGTCGAAAGACTTTATTGTAAATTCTGTAAATAAGAAAAATACATATGTTGAAGTACATTTTTCAATAAATGAAAACAATAAAACAGATAACTATCGCATTATACGTAAATTAAAACCTACAAAATGTTATCTGTATGCTAATGACGTTGATGTAACAGAAAGTACAATACCTAACACTAGTAAAAAAATAAAAAACATACTTAGTTGCTCTCCTGAGGTATTTCAAAACTGTGTTATAATGTCACTCAACACTACGTTGCCTTTTATGGCACAAAAGAAGGTTGAAAAAAGAAAATTTATTGAAGGTATTTTAAATTTAGAAATTTTCTCCGATATGTTATTAAGAGCACGGTCTGAATATAATGACGTACAGAAAAAATATGAGCACATTACAAAAGACTTTGATCATGCAACTAATATCTTTAAACTTCTCAACGACCAAAAAGAAAAAATAGTAACTAATATTATTGAGAGGAAAAATAAAATAAATGATAGAATAAAAATTATAAATGAAGAAATAGAGCAAAATAAAACAAAAATTAAAAAAATAAATAAAGACTTATACAACAAAAGCAAAGAAAAACTAAAATTTATAAAAAATAAACTAACAGATATTCAAAATCAATTAGACTCTATTTCAAATAAAATTACTCAACATCAAACTGAAATTAAATTTTATAAAAAACAAACCTCTAGCATGGGCACGGAGGGGGACAGTTGTCCTGTCTGCTTACGACAAATTACTAGTGAAGATAGAGATCATATCTTACAGGAAAAAAATAAAATTAAAAAAGATATCGATAATTGTGAACAAGATATTGAAAGCTTATTACAACAACAAAAAAATATTTTTAATTTAAAGGAAAATAATATTACCGCCGAGTCTCAACTTAATGAATATATTTCTACTATAAAAACAGTTCATAATAACAACAGATTAACCACGGTACATATTAATAGTCTTGAAAATGATCGAGGTGAAAATGAAAGCGAATTACAAGAACTAACAAAAAGAGAAACGAGTTTAGAAGTAAAAGAACTAAACAATAAATTAAAAGTAAAAGCAAAAGAAGTTGACGAATTAGAAGAGGTATCAAATAATATACATTCTGATTTAGAAATATTAGAAGTGGTAAAATATATTTTATCAGAAGAAGGTGTCAAATCATTTATTGTAAAAAAGATTTTAGATATTTTAAACACACGATTATTATATTATCTACAAAAAATGGACGCAAATTGTATCTGTAGATTTAATGAATATTTTGAAGAAGAAATTGTAAATGAAAAAAATGAACAGTGCTCATATTTTAATTTTTCTGGTGCTGAGAGAAAAAATATAGATCTTGCTATTTTATTCACATTTATAGATATGAGAAGGTTACAAGGTGACGTAGCGTATAATCTATTAATGTTCGATGAATTATTAGATAGTTCACTTGATGAGAAGGGAGTAGAACTAGTGTTAAATATAATTAATGAACGAGTAGATAAACATCATGAAAGCATATATGTTATCTCTCATAGAAAAGAATCCGTTAAGGCAGCTTCAGGTGAAGTTATTATGCTAGAAAAGAAAAATAGCGTTACAACGCGTGTGGATTTATCCAATAATTAGCAATAAATTTATATAATGATTTCTCATTACAATCATATACCTCGCTTGCCATTCGCACCACCGCCGACGGGTAATCCGTCTTTAGCTCTACCTCGACATAAAAACGAACGTCCTAAGACAGATAGTGCTGCACCAGATCTTCCCCGAGGTTTAAATTTTTACGCAGATTATTCAGGATGTGGTCATTGGAGAATGATCTGGCCAGAGTTGCTGCTTAACTGCTATAATAAAGCAAACGTACAGGGGGGTACGGTAATGATTGGAGATAAGGCTTTTTATAGTGGAGTTAAAACAGTTCGAATTCAACGACAAGCAACTCAAACTCAAGCAAGTTATATAAAATGGTTAAAAGAATTAGCCAAAGAATTACATTTTAACGTCATATACGAAATAGACGATATAATATTTAAAGAAGATATACCACATTATAATAAATTTAGATTTGCGTTTGAAGATCCAAAAATTAGACAAACTAGTATGGAAATCATGGCTGCATGTGATGAAATTACTGTAACCAATAAGTTTATGAAGGAGTACTATATGGAAAAAACCGGTAACAAACAAGTAACCGTTGTGCCTAATTTTATTCCTAGATTTTGGATGGATAGATATTTTGATCTTACAAAAATTAAAGAAAATTTTCAAAAATTTAAACATAAACCAAGAGTAGTATATTGCGGTAGCGGCGCTCATTTCGATATTGAAAATAGAATCAAACAGAAAGATGATTTTTTCCATATTAACGATGTAATAAGAAAAACAGTAGACAAATTCCAATGGGTATTTATAGGCGGGTTTCCATTAACACTAAGAGATTTAATATCACAAAAAAAGATTGAATATCATGAATGGACTAATTTAGTAGATTACCCTGCGTATATAAACAGTAAGAACCCTACAGTCTTTTACGCTCCATTAGAAAATAGTACTTTTAATAAAGCTAAAAGTGATTTAAAATTTATTGAAGGGTGTGCGCTAGGGATTCCGACTATCTGTCAAGACTTATGCACATATGATACTGCATTTCATAAATTCACTACCGGAGATGACTTAATAGATAAAATAAAATATCTAACTAGTGATTATAAAAAATATATAAAAGAGGTAAGACGAGCTCGAGAGTATATGAAATCCAGATGGATGGAAGATAATATTAACTTCTACACTGAGTTATATTCATTTCCGTACGGTGATCCAAAGAGAAAAAATCTTAATCGCTTAAACGGAATTAGTTGATTTATTGCTTCATATTCTTTATACTATAAAGAGTGTATAGAAACTTAGCGTACATACCAAATCAGCGCATTATGCGGCTGTATACATGGGACGAGAATGGAGTTAGAATTGAAACTGATTGTCCGTATCGTCCATATTTTTATTCTGAAACGAATTCAAATCGATACGACGCAACTTCATTGTATGGTACAAAACTTCGAAGACATATTGCAAACAGCGAGCTAGATAGAAGAAAAAAAATCGAAGATCTTAATGATCATAAAATTTATGAAAATATTTCTCCCTACCAACAATTTTTAGTTGATAGGTTTTGGGAAGTAAACGAAACAGACGAATTTAGCAAGTTCCCTCTTAAGATATGGTTCTTTGATATTGAGACATATTCCCCTGACGAGTTTCCAAAACCAGACGAAGCCAGTCATATGATTAATGTAATTACTATCTATGACACCGTCGAAAAAATGTATTTTACGTGGGGTATTAATCCATATAAACCAAAATCTGATGACGTAAAATATATTCACTGCAAGTCTGAGGTTGAATTATTACAAAAGTTTTTAGATTTTTACTGCAAGGATCGACCTGATATTTTATCTGGTTGGGCTAGTGAGACTTTTGATATACCATATGTAATTAATCGAGTTAGAAACTTATTAGGAGAAGACGCTACCCGGTTATTTTCACCCGTACATGATGAAATTATGAAGCCAATTTACCAACGTGTGTACCGTGGTAATTTCGGTCAACAAACATCAAAATACGTAGTTGAAGGGGTATCAATGTTAGATTATCTAGATGTGTATAAAACCTTCAGCATGGGCATGAAAGATAGTTATAAGTTAGATAATATAGCTCATATAGAACTAGGAGAGAACAAGGTAGATATAGGAGAAACTAACCTTGCAACACTGTCTATAGAAGATTGGGACAAATTTGTTGATTACAATATTCATGACGTAAGATTGTTAGTAAAACTGGATGCTAAGCTCATGTATATGGATTTAGCAAGAATGCTGTCTTACATAGGGTTAACTCCATTTAACGCGGCATTAGGTACTATTAGTACAGTTAATGGTCGTGCTATCGTTGAAGCGAGAAAGTCAGACCCACCTAGAGTTATACCAACTTTTATAAAAGGAGATGACAGATCTGGTAAGTATGAGGGAGCGTATGTAGGTGAACCTCAGCGTGGATTTCAAAAAAATATTATATCATTTGATGCTAACTCACTATATCCGAGTGTGATGGTAACTCTTAATTTAAGCCCGGAAACAAAGATCGGTAGTATTGTAGGCACAGATAATGGTAAGGTATATATAAAGACAATAAACAATAAAGATATTGAAATGTCTTATGGGGATTTTAATAAATGGTGCGCTAAAAATGAAATAGCAGTAACAAGAGCTAAGAAGCTTTTTTCACAAAAGAACAAAGGAATTTTTCCTAGAATTACAGATCACTTTTATGCTATACGATCAGGAAAAAAACAAGAATGGAACGAAGCTCGTGAAGAATTACATCAACTATCAGTAAAATTAGAAAAAGAAACTAACAACGAATCAAAGAAAATTTTACAACAAAAGATAAATGACACTAAATTTAAAATTGATCAATTATGGATCTGGCAATTTACGTTAAAAATTCTTATTAACAGGATTTATGGATATTTTGGTAATAAAAACTCCGCCATGGCTGATGGTGATATTGCACGGTCAATTACGCTAACTGGACGAGATGTAATTAAACAAAGCAATATTATTCTAAGAAATTATATAAAAAGAGTAACAGGATTATCTGATAGAGAACTAGATAATAACGATCCTATTATTTATAATGATACAGATAGTTCGTATTGTACAATAACTCCGATCCTCGAGAATTTAAATATCCCGCTGCATGAAAATAATAAAATAGATGATAGGGTTTATAAATTAGTACAAGACATCGAAGACGATTTAAATGTTCATATTGAAAAATGGGCGAGAGAAACATTACTAACTAAAGATCCTAGATTTGTTTTTAAGCGAGAGTCTATTTGTGATAAAGGTATATTTTTACAAAAGAAGCGATACGTCTTACACAAACTAGATGATGAAGGAGTTGTTTGTAATAAATTTAAATACACTGGAGTAGAAGTAGTTCGAACTACTATGCCCAATGCAATAAAACCATATGTAAAGAAAATTATCGAACATATGATTATGACTGAAAATCAAGTCACTACAAATGAAATTTTTGAAGAGACATATGAGATTTTTAAATCATTACCTATAAGAGATATTGCGTTTGTTATGGGTGTTAAAGAATACGAAAAATATAGTATATATGCTAAAGACTGGACAGTTAAAAAAGGAACACCGATTCATGTAAAATCTTCTATATATTATAATAAACTTTTAGATCATTATAACATCTCTAATAACCACGAATATATTAGCTCCGGTGATAAGATAAGATATTTTTATACAGTTTCTCCTAACAAGTTTGGTTTGAATTCGTTAGGTTTTAAGTACGACATACCACCGGAATTTGAACAAGATTTTAAAATAGACTATGAAAAAATGTTTGATAAAATCGTTTATAGTGTTATTGATAGGTTTTATGACAACGTAAACTGGAAGTCGTTTCGACCCGGGGAAGCTGTTAATACGGATTTATTTGATTTCTTTAAAATACCCGTTGCAAATTAATTTTTTGATAATATAATAATTACATGGATATCATTACATACATTGATAGTATAGGTAGGACGTGTTTCGGAGAGCTAGTAGAGCAAACAGATTCACTTTTAAGAGTTAAAGCACCAGCGATGATTATGGTAACGCCCAATGACGCTGCTAATATGAAAGTTGATGTTATGCCGTTATTCTTTACTGAATTTTCTAGCGGTGAAGCGCCAATATTTAAATATCTAAACACTCAATACACAGAAGTCGAGGTTACTATTTCCGATAAAATATTAGTTCATTATAATGCTAAGATTAATGTTAAGGAAGAAGCGAACCCTGAACCAGCAGCAGCCCCGCTATCTGACGAGAACATACCCGAAGTAACATTATTCGAGGAATAATATGTCAAAACTGGTTGATAAGGCATTTGCTAAGCTCCAAAAGCTTAACAGCAATGCTACTACTTTAGAGAAAAACACTCTGAGTAATGTAACAGAGTGGATTGATACAGGTTGTTTAGTATTAAATTCTATCCTATCTGGGTCACTACATGGTGGCGTACCTAAGGGTAGAATTACAATTTTCGCTGGAGAGTCTCAATGCGGTAAGACTTTTATTTTAAATAAAATTCTCGCTAAAGCTCAAAAGCAAGGAATGATACCTATAATATTTGACACAGAGGTCGCTATTGAAAAAGAAGGTGCAGAAAATGTAGGTCTAGATGTTTCTAATGTAAAGTATGTTCCAATAGATACTGTAGAAAACTGTCGTAATCAAATAATGGCATTTTTAGATGAAGTAGAAAATGAACCAGAACTTCACGGAAAATTTATTATATCAATAGATTCATTAGGTAATTTAGCATCATCAAAAGAAATTCTTGATGCTGAGTCTAATAAAGGAGCCATGGACATGGGGCTGCGGGCCAAACAGCTAAAATCCATGATGCGTATTATTACATATAAAGCCGCGGTGACCGGTACAACTATTATATGTAGTAATCATACATATGCTGATCCTGGTGCACTCCATCCTACCTTAGTCAAGCAACAAGCTGGTGGGTCGGGTCCTATGTACATGGCTTCTTTATTAGTTCAAATGGCAGCTAAAAAAGAAAGAACTGATGCTTCAAACGACAACGATGAGGCACTATCAGAAAGTAGAAACTACTCTGGAGTTACTCTTCGAATGCTTACTGTAAAAAATAGATTTATTCCAGCATTTTTACAAGCTGAAGCATATTTAAATTTCAAAACAGGTCTAGAAAAATATTCTGGATTAAAAGATATTGCCGTATCTCACGGTATTGTACAACAAAATGGTTCTACATATAGTATGGGAGATAAAAAATTAGGTTATTATAAGAATTGGCGCAATGACGAAGAGACGTGGAAATCTATATTACCTAAGTTAGAATCTTCTATAAATGAAAAATACCGGTATGGTAAATCATTAGAAGAGGGTGCTATATTAGAACAAGAAGATGAGTAAAGCAGTTGTACCTATTTCAGGAGGCTTAGATAGTTCAGTAATCTTAAGTGTTGCATCGCAAAAACACGACGAGGTATACGCATTAACATACAACTACGGTCAAAAGCACAATAAAGAAATTGAATATGCTAAGCTTCAAGTTGAGCGTTATAATCGACAGCTAGATGGTCTGAATAATAATATTAAAGAGCATAAGATTATAGATATAACTTTTTTTAGAGATATTGCTCCAACCTCCTCACTCACAAACAATAATATAAAAGTAGCACATGCTCGAGATGTATTAGGAGACGCTCAGACTGTAAACTATGTACCGTTTCGTAATATGATGATGTTGTCTATTGCATGTTCATATGCTGAAGCAGTCGGTGCTGATACTGTTTATCATGGATCAGCTTTAGTAGATAGTCAAGCTGGGTACTGGGATGGTAGTAAGGAATTTTTAACTGAAATTAATAGCGTTACGAGTTTAAATAGAAAAAATCTAATTAAAATAGAGGCACCATTAATTGAACTATCTAAGAGAGAAATCATAAAGATAGGATTAGATAATGGTGTGTGTTTCGAAGATACTTGGACTTGTTATGAAGGTGAAGAAATTGCATGTGGTTATTGTACTGCTTGTAGTTCACGTATACAAGGATTTTTAGAGAATAAAATTAAAGACCCAATTAAATATGAGCGAACAGATATACCATGGTAAAGAGCTAGAATATTCTGATATCTTATTAGTACCAGGATATAGTCAATTAGATACTCGAAACAACGCTGACACATCTTTTAAATTAGGTAAGTTTACATTTAATCTACCGGTTGTTCCATCTAATATGGAAACGGTAATAGATCTAAAACTTTGTAAGCAATTGGATGATAATAATTATTTTTATATTATGCATCGATTTCATGATGTATTTGAAACCGTACGACAACTTAATGAGCTTAATTGTAATTGTGTAAGCGTCAGTATAGGGGTAAATGAAAAATCATATCAAGAATTAGAAGCAGTTATAGATAATAATTATAAAGTTGATATTATTACAATTGATGTTGCGCATGGTCATCATCAAAAAGTCGGTAATATGATTAGATATGTTAAAAAGAATCTACCTGATACTATAATTATTGCTGGTAATGTTGGAACATACGAAGGATTTCATTTCTTAGAAGACGCTGGTGCTGACGTTGTTAAAGTAGGAATTGGATCTGGAGTTATTTGTACTACGAGATATAAAACAGGTTTTGGTACACCAATGTTTTCAACATTATTAAAAATTACCTCACATAAAACAAAAGCTAAAATAATGGCTGATGGTGGTTGTCGAGAATTTGGAGATGTTGCGAAGGCATTAGCCGCTGGAGCAGATTGTGTAATGGCTGGTTCTTTCTTCGCAGGATGTGTAGACTCACCAGCTAAAATTGTTGACGGGTTTAAAGAGTATTATGGAAGCACGTCATATACACAAAAGGGAGATAAATTAAATTTCGTTGAAGGGAGACAAATAGAAATAGACTTAGCTCCAGAGTATAATATTAGATTAAGAGAGATTGAAAAGGCTCTTAAAAGCTCCATTTCGTACGCTGGGTGCAAAGATTTAAGTTGCCTAAGCGTTACAAAGTTCATACAATTAAAATAATATGTGTGGTATTTTCGGTTCAACAGATATTAAAACGTTTAGAGAGCTATATACAAAGAACTCAGAAAGAGGTAATTTTGTACGTAGTGTAACAATGATATTCCCTAGCGGGCTGAAAGATAATGTTCGTGTAATGACGAAATACGAACAAGACTTTGATAGACATATAGAAGAACACCCATTTTGTTTATATTATCTAGGACATGTACAGTCTCCTACGACAGAAGTTAGAACATTTAGTACTGATACATCACATCCATTTTCATATAAAAACACATACTTAGCGCATAACGGAGTACTGCAAAATTTTGATAAATTAAAAGAAAAATACGCACTATCAGGTAAAGTCAATAAAGTAGATAGTAGTATAATATTACCGTTGATATATATGTCTGGTATACAAAACGCTTTATCAGAAATTGAAGGTACATTTGGATGTTGGATGTATGAACCAGATATGGGTAGGTTACGTATTTTTAGATCAGGTTCTACATTATTTACTGATAATAAATCATTTAGTTCTGCGCCGTTTTCAGAATGGGATATGGCGGAGGAGGGAACAATATATGAATTTAATTTTAGTAAAAATAACTTTACTAAAACTGAAACATTTAAATTAAATTCTCCATTTTTTATATGAAAACTTTAATCGCAGTTGCAACGAAACATAGTAATTCAGGCTTTACGCGAACTAAACTATCTCAAAGTTTAACCTATCACGAAAACAACACTATTACCACGTTTGACCTCGAACCTACATATAAAAATACTGATGGTTTATGCTCCGTATATAATGACTATTTGTCATCAAATAATCTAAAAAAATATGATTGTATTTTATTTGTTCACGATGATGTGTTTATTGATAGTATAAATTTTTTAAAACAAATCCGTACTCAATTCCAACAAGGGTTTGACGTAGTAGGATTAGCTGGTGGTAGTAAGTTGCGAGTTCGAAAACCTTGTTTATGGCATTTAATGTGTAATCCAACTAGCTTATCTGGAATAGTATCACATTATACAAAAGCTACAGAATATGCACCAACTATATTTGGACCAACTCCACGAGAAGTAATCTTACTTGACGGGTTGTTTTTCGCTGTACGTACTAAATCCATCGTACAACAGAAAATAAGATTTGATAATAATCTTAAGGGATTTCATCATTATGATTTGAAGTTTTGTTTAGACTGTCATTTAGCAGGGTTGCGATTAACTACTGCTCCTATTCATGTTATTCATGAATCACCCGGTCTTCTCAACCACACAGAGGAGTATAGCAAATCAGAAGATTACTTCTATAATACTGTCGTTAAATATGCTAACAAACGAAAGTAATTACTTAGACATAGATTTAGAGTATTTAGAAAAGGTAGTTTTTAAGAACTGTCTAGAAGATGAAATTTATCTAAATTCTATTATTGATAATCTTAATTATAAATTTTTTAAGAATAAAGACTTTCAGCAAATAATTAAAATCATTCAAGCACTTTATCGGAAGAATAATAGACGTCCGACTATTACTGAATTACAATTATATTTAAACACACCACAACTTAAACAGCATTATGAAGCAAGTAAAAAAATCATTGATGTTTTAGAAGTAGAATTATCTAATGACTTATTACTATCTTACACAGAAAAGTTTTTACAAGAACAAGCTGTGTTTAATACATTTTTAGAAATTGTTGATAATAAAGAAAGAGATGTAAAAAGCATTCATGATAAATTCTCAAAAGCATGTAACATCTCTATTACGACAAATATAGGTCATAATTATTTTAAAGACGTAGAACAACATATTACTGACCTAACGACACGGGAAGAAAAAATTAAAACAGGCTGGGATTGGCTTGATACTAGATTAGGAGGAGGGTTCCTCGAACAAGGGCGTAGTATGTATATTTTTGCTGGTCCTACTAACGTTGGAAAATCTATATTCTTGAGTAATATAGCAAGTAACGCTGCAGCAGCAGATAAAAATGTTTTAGTTGTTTCTCTTGAAATGTCAGAAATGATTTATTGTAAACGAATTACATCTAAGCTTACTGGGTTACCTATAAATCATTTAGATGATCATGTCGAAGAATTGAGAGATAGAGTAGGTAAATTCAAAATAACACACCCTCGAGGAAATATTATAATTAAAGAATTTGCTCCGAGTTCAATTACACCTCCACAATTAGAAGGTTTTATAAAAAAACTAATAAACAAAAAATTTAAACCTGATATTATTGTACTTGATTATTTAAACTTAATGGCAAGTACATATGGTAATAATTCGTATGAACGAATAAAAAGTATATCTGAACAAGTAAGAGCAATGTCATATACTTTTGAATGTCCAATTGTATCTGCAACACAAGTAAATAGAACAGGATACGGTACGGGTAATAATGCCGGTGGACCTGGGTTAGATGCTATTGGTGAGAGTTATGGTCTAGGAGCTACTGCAGACGCAATAGTTAGTATATGGAGAACAGAAGAGGACGAAGAAGATGATGCTCTTCATATAGGTATTATTAAAAATCGATTTGGCTCTAACACAGGTAGTACTCGAGTGTCAATAGACTATAACACTCTTACTCTTACAGAGAATAACGATTTGAATATAAATGAAGATGTGAACGCTGCGGAAGATGACGCTGTACAATTCGGAAGAGTGATGTAAATATATAAAATGTCTGAGGATAACAATAAACAAAGACCAAAGATATATGAACGCAATCCCGATACTAATGTAATACGTTGGAGATATTTAGGAGAACATCCAGAAGATTACGGTTGGCCTCATTATGGTAATATTTTAACAGAAGAAGAACTAGATGAATAATAAGGATGAAATAATTTTTACTGACCTAGATCTAGACGGTTGCTGCAGTTACTTAATTTATACATGGTTTAAACAAACTAAACCAAAAGCTGTTACTTTAAAAGTTTCTAATATACGTGAAAAATTATTAGGATGGCTCAATTATAATAAAATTGAAGATTATAAGAGAGTGTATTTCTTTGATTTAGATACAACAGAAATTAAAGATTTAATAGACAAAAAAAATGTAGTTATTTTTGATCATCATAAATCTCATGAAGATGATTATTCTTTAGCTAAAACATATATTGACGTAGATCAAACATCATGCAGTAAACATTTATATCAAATATTAAATCATATATATCCAAATGTAAATCTTACTAAGGAACAGAAAAAATTAATTACATTTGCAAATGATTATGATTGTTACGAATTAAAATACCCTGAGAGTAATAAATTAAATTTTTATCTATGGTACAAAAACGGTGATAAGCTGCAAAACTTTATTAACGATTTTGAAAATGGTTTCTTCGGATTTACAAACGAACAAAATAAAATAATTAGTTATCATTTTTATAAATTTAAAAAAATGAGGGAAACCATAGATTTATTTAAAGCAAAATTATCTATAGGTGGAAAAGAATATAATTTTATTAGTACATTTGCAAATGAATATATTAACGACTTAGGTCAATATATAGTTGATACTTATGATTGCGATGTATGTATGATGATTAATTTAAAAAACAAAAGAGTATATCTCCGAAGAAACAGAAATATAGATTTTAATTTAAGTACTTTTGCTAAGAAGATATGTGATGGTGGTGGCCATGAATATGCAGCCGGTGGTATGTTAAACGATAATGTGCTTTCTTTGAGCAAGCAATTCGAACCACTAGATACAAAATGACAGACAGTCCGTATACAATTTTAGAACGAAAAGATATTGTACATATTTTCTTGACATTATGTAGTTTTGTTTCAATTTGCGAGAACCGAAAAATTAATCTCGCCAATGTATTTTTATTAGTTCTTAAAGAAGAAAAGTATAGAGAATTATTTAAAAAGTCGTTATTATTAGATAGTAATTTTGAATTAGTTAAATTATTTTTACAACATGATCCTTATTTATATAAAAGTAAATATATAACTAAATATCTCAAAAAAAATTCTATTGATTTATGAGCGAATTATCAGTTTTTGAAAAAAATATATATAATCTTTATCTGAAGACTTCTAGAAATAAAAAAGGATTCACACCAAGAAAAGATTTTCAAAAACTAGACGATACAAAATACGTTCTATTAAAAAAAATATCACGTACTTTAAAAAATAAAAACATAGATCCAGATATATTTTTTAATGCACCATATAAATTATATTCAGAAAAATATGTGCCTTTAGATTTCTACAGTTCATTTAATGCTATTTCTACATATAAAAAATACGTAACAGAATTAGAATTAACAGAACCTGATCACGAATTTAATATTGTTAAATTAAGAGATAGCTTTAAATTTATTTACGATACCTGTGTCAAGAATAATCTTACAACTTGTAATGAATACCTACAGGTAGAATCAGGTATGTATCCAAATTTTATTTTAGATTTAAAAAACAGAGACATCAGTTATTATAGTTTATTAGCGCTTAACGTATCAGAGAAAAATATTAAGCTAGAAAAAAATATAGTTGAATTTGTATGCAGTAGTTTTTATAATACTTTAAGTAGTTTGAGATCGAAATATACATTTTCGAAAAAAATCAAACCATTGGGAATAAAATTAACGAAAACCATTAACGAAATATTAAAAAGAAAATGACAACGAAAAATATGTTTGAATCGATTAGAGGAGCAATGGCTCAAGACACGCAAAAGACATCTACTGGTAATATTATGCGATTGAAACCAGGTAATACATATGTATTGCGTCTTGTACCGTTTGTAAAAGACCCTAGTAAGACGTTTTTTCATTATTACTCACACGGTTGGGTGAGTGAAATGACTGGGCAATTTCAGAGTGCAATTAGTCCACAAACGTGGGGAGAAAGAGATCCTATTGCAGAAGCACGATATAGAATCTCACGCACTGGTTCTGAAGAAGAGAAGGACAAGGCAAAAGCTTTAAACCGTAAAGAGAACTGGCTTGTAAATGTTTATGTAGTAAAGGATCCTGATAACCCAGAGAATGAAGGTAAGGTGAAGATTCTTAGGTTCGGTCGTCAATTACATAAGATTGTAATGGAAGCTATGGAAGGAGAAGATGCTGATGAATTTGGTGAAAAGATTTTTGACCTATCAAAGGAAGGTTGTAACTTTAGAGTTAAAGTTGAAGAGCAAGGTGGGTACCCGACATATGTAAGTTCTCGTTTTGCATCACCTTCTCAAATCTCAGGAGTAACAGGTGATACTATTAAAGATATCTACGAACAGACATTTGACCTAGAAAATGTTTTTCCTGTTAAGAGTTATGACGAACTGCAAACAATGCTTAATGAGCATTATCATGGTGTTACAGAAGACCCCGGTCAAGAGACTGCTGCAGTACCATCCGCGGTCTCTTCAGATGACGACGATGATGATGATTTGAATTTTGATGATTTAGATGCTACTACATCAAAAGACGATTCTAAATCAGCTGCTATTGATGATGATAAAGTCAAAGAACTACTTGATACTTTAGATTAAAATGGAAGACGAAGTTGCACTAAAAATGTTCATTCATCAAATGAATGATCAAGCTAAGGACCTGAACAAGAATATTGTTCAAAAAAGCGCTACAATGCAGGATATTCCTGTAGAAAAAGGAATATATAAAAAGAAGAATAATAAGGCGAATGCTCAGCAATTAGCTGCACAGCAACAAATGCTTATTCAACAGCAACAGCAATTAGCTGCACAGCAACAAGTCGTTCCTCAACAAGTTATCCCTCAACAACAAGTGACTGGAGATCCCGCTCTGTTAAACAATTTAATAGAGCGGGTGTCTTCCGTTGAGAAACAACTTACAAAATTCCTGACTCTAATTGAACGTAGACTTGCAAAGAACGCAAAAGAAATTAATATACGAATCAAATTGAACGAAGATAATGATTCTACCAATAAAGAATAAAGATAATTTTATTCAAAATTTTCTTAATCCAGTCTCGCGATTAGACTCATCTGTAACACTAGATATAAATGACAATATATCTACTATAGTACATAATAATTCTAATATTTTTCTTAAAGCAGAATATAAGATTAACTGGGTGGAGCAACCCGATCGAAATAATATATGTTTACCAGATACAGTAAAACTAATTAAAATTTTATCATGTTTAGATGAAGATAATATTGATCTAGAAATACAGACTAATTGTATAAAATATAATAGCAGTGCTAATCGATTTACATATCATTTATTTGATAGTAGCATAGCTAAAAACGGTGTATTTAATTTTGATAAAATTGATGACATTACATTTAGTACTAACTTTAAACTGACAAAAGAAAAGAACAGCGCAATATTAAAAGCACTACCGTTCGTTACCGAATCAAGTAAACTATATCTTAAAACCGAAAACACAAATGTGTACGCCGAACTGTCAGATAAAAAACTACAAAACGTTGACAGTTATACTACAATACTCGCCGAAGGGTATGAAGGAGATAAATTAGATTATGAATTAATTTTAGATATAGAGCTATTTAGACTAATATCCATATTGAGCTTTTCCGAAGCAACGATATATATAAATAACGAGTATAAAATGCTTATGATTAAACTTCAATTAGAAGGCAGTAATCTTACATTTGTCAGTACTAGTTATAAAAATTAATGAAAAATAAAGTCACAACTTGTGGTTATTTTATCAAGCGCTTAAGAGATAACGGTTATAAGGTCAATAGAATTTTTTCTGATTATACTTCTGAAGACCCGAGACGCTGGACAATAATGATTAATCCAGAAAAGGCAGCCTTATTTATAACGTGTTATGTTAATTATGACTGGACAGGTGACTTTAAATTCGAATTACATGATGGTGTGTTATTTAAAAATCTTCAATTAAAAACAGATAGTATGGAGGTTATTATGACTAAATTAATCGAAAAAAATATTACACCTAATGAAAAAACAAATGCCAAAACCTAAAAATTTTGATAATCTATTAAAATCCAGCATTAACGCAGCCGAGTCTGTTGAATCTATGGAAGAACAAGATATGTCGTTTATTAATGATTATCTTGCTGAGCATCTAAAATCATTTATATTACTCGGATATGACCTTAAAGGAGAAAGTGTAGTAATTGTTTCAGGTAAGAATCCTCAAGATTATGACGCTATTGAAACATTATTACGACGAGTAAGTAACATAGACTTTTTTAAAGACATACAAGAACAAACAAATACAAATGAATAAAATAATTGTCTTAGGTAACGGTTATATTGGTAAGAAGGCTTATAAGCATTTTGAAGAGAACTTAGAAGGTATATACGATGTAGTTCGCTTGTCGAACTATCCATATACTTCACCCGAGGAGTTAAAGGAAACATTATTTACTAATTTAATATCCGAGTTCCGAGGATCACAAACCAAATGGATAATTAATTGTGTTGGTTTTACTGGTTCTCCAAATGTAGACGCATGCGAAGAACAAAAACAAACATGCTGGGATTTGAACGTAACACTACCTACTATGTTAGCTCAATTCTGCACTCAACATAACGCAAAACTTATTAATGTAAGCTCTGGGTGTATATATGATACATTAGACGTGTTTGACACAGTGTCGTTTACTGAAGAAGACGAGCCAAATTTCGGGTTAACTAACCCTGATAGTAGTTGGTACAGTAAGACAAAACATGCAGCAGAATTATGTTTAAACAACTTTGACAATGTTTATACTCTACGCATAAGAATGCCTATTTGTAATGATTTTAATTCACAAAAAAACTACTTAAGTAAGATTTTAAAATACAATAACGTCTTAAATGATGTAAACTCTAAAACTGTTATTGAGGACTTACTAATCGTAATTAATAAAATAATTAATATCGAAGGCTTACCCGGTGGTGTTTATAATTGTGTAAACCCTGAACCTCTCCAAACGTCTGAAGTTTGTAGCATTTTAGATGATCATGGTTTGTGGAATCCTCATTGGAAGTTTATTACTTACAATGAATTAAAACAACATATTGTTGCTAATAGATCTAATTGCGTTTTATCAATAGACAAATTAAAAGCACATGGGTTAGATATGCCAACGGAGCGAGAATCATTATTTAGAATATTGGGTGAAAAAGAAGCATATGAAACATAAAAACATCCTAGTAACAGGTGGCTTGGGATTTATTGGAAGTCATTTTGTTGAATTACTTTATGATAAATGTACTAATTGTAAGGTAACTATAGTAGATAATTATAGTTATTGTGTATCTCAAAAAACCGAAAATCATTTATGGGACTTATATAAACATACCCCTGGTCATAATAACGAAATAGATATATGGTATTGCCCTATTTCAGATTTTAAACTAGACAAACAATATGACTATATTGTAAATTTCGCAGCTGAATCACACGTAGATAATAGTATTAATGACGGGGATGTTTTTATTGATAGTAATTATGTAGGTGTGTATGAATTATTAAAACAGTTACCTGACAATACGAGATTTCTCCAAGTAGGTACAGATGAAGTATATGGTAGTTTACAATTTGATTCGAATCCTAGTGAAGAGCATGACCTATTAGAACCGTCTTCTATATACTCTGCAACAAAAGCAGGAGCTGATTTATTAGCATTATCTTTTTATAAGACATATAAGAAAGATATTATTGTAACAAGATGTACAAATAATTTTGGTCCTAGGCAATACCCCGAGAAACTTATTCCAGTTATCGCTCAAAAAGCTACTAATGACGAACAGATACCGGTATACGGTAAAGGTGATAACATACGTCAATGGATATACGTCAAAGATCATTGCGAAAAAATATATAACGTGTTAAAACTAGGAACCTCAGGAACAATATATAACCTTGCTCCCGACTCGGAATATAAATCAGAAATACCTAATATTGAAATTGTAAATCTCATATTAGACATACTCGATAAACCTAAAAAATTAATTAGTTTTGTTGAGGATAGAAAAGGTCATGATCTTAGATACAGCTTAAGTGATTCAATATATAAGGCGATGATAGTTAAAGCAGGAGACCAATTAGAATTTTCTGAAACCAAAAAAACATTTGCCGATGATTTGAAATATACTATAATGTGGTATATTAAAAATGAAAAATGGTGGGACAAATAATCTCATAATTGATGGTAATAATCTCTTATACCGAATATTCTGGACTAATAATTTTAAACTAGATGAAAAAGATAGTCCTGGTCAAGTGTTTTTATTTTTACGATCTTTAAAATCTTATGTAGATAAGTTTCAACCGAAACAGATTTATTGTACGTGGGATAAGAAATTAGAATGGCCTTCATCTAATTTTAGAACCGAAGTTATTACTGTAGAGTATAAAGCAAATAGAGACGATGACAAATTCAAAGAAGTTCATCAATACTCAGAAAAAATACAAGAAATTATTTCCTTATTAGGGGTACATAATATGTTCCCATTAAGAATGGAGGCTGACGATTTAATGTCTTGGTTGTCATCTAGCCTACCTGGTAAAAGTGTTATAGTAACAACTGATAAAGACCTACTACAAACAATCTCTGTTGATACAAGAATCTATAGCCCTATAAAAAAGAAAATAGTTACACTACAAAACTTCGAAGAATATACAGGAGTAACTAAAGATCAATATTTAAATTACAGAGCAGTAACAGGTGATAAATCTGATAATATACCTGGAATACCTAGATACGGTCTTGCTAGATTTAAAAAATTAGATTTAAATAAACTAACAGAAGAACAACAAGTTATTTACGAGAGGAATTTAAAATTAATGGACTTAACTACAGGTTATGATTACTACCCTGATGAAGTACCTGTATATGAAGAACAATTAAAAAAAAGCAAGAATCACAAAAGTGACTATAAAAAATTTATAGAAGAAGCGAAGAAATTGAATATGTGGTCTATTGTAAGAAACTATTCTTCATGGCGCGAATCGTTTAATAATAACGAAAATATAATAAATATTATTAACAAGGCGATTAAAAATGCGAAAAGTTGAATATAAAAAAAATCCGAATAACATAATGGGCCCAGCAGGTAATACAATTACACCTACGATGAGAGAGGTTAGAATGGGTAATGAAATACGTACGGAAGCGCATTATAACGATCCTCATACTGGTCAATTTATTACAAAACAAATAGTAGATGTCCGACCAGTAAAAGATGAGCCTAAGTGACGTTATACCGCAGGAGTATATAGTAGAAAAATTTTATCAATACGCAGGGTATCCTAAGTATAAAAAATTAACTAATGTATACGAAGGCGGTTGCCCGGTCTGTAGAGAAGGTAAATCTTGGAATAAAAAAAGAAGACTTTACTATATAGTAAAAGAAAATCATATTTTCTGTCATAATTGTGGTTGGAGTGGTTCACCTGTAAAGTGGGTTCAAGAGGTAACAGGTAAAAATTACATTGATATAATTAATGAATGTAAGAATGTAAATGTATTTAATATTCCTATTGAAAAGGACATTCCCATAACTCCGGAGAAACCGCCACAGTCTCTTCCCGGTGATTGTGTTAATTTATATGATAAAGTACAGTGTAGTTTTTATAATCATGAACCTATGGTAAATCATGCTATAATTACATGCAAAGAAAGGAGATTACTAACTGCAATTAATAAACCTAAAACGTTGTGGTTTAGTAGAAATGATTTCGTCCATAAAAATAGAATAATAATACCTTTCTATGACGACAATAAAATTATATTTTATCAATCGAGAAAATTAAAACAAAATAAAAAAGATACAAAGCCAAAATATCTTTCAAAAATAGGAGCCGATAAAACAATATTTAATATTGATAAAATAGATAACGATTTAGATTATATTTTTATTTTCGAAGGGCCTATAGATAGTTTTTTTGTTAAAAATGGTGTTGCAGTAGGAGGTATTAGTAAAGGTAGATCTTGTTTTACAAAACGACAACAGCAACAAATAAATCAAAAACCCTTCCATAAACGTATTTGGGTTCTTGATAATCAATATTGCGACGAGACAGCAAAAGAGAAAACTCGACTATTACTCAGTCAAGGAGAAAAATGTTTTATATGGCCAGAGGAATTATTAAATTATAAAGATTTTAATGACTTATGTGTGCAGATAGACCGAGACGAAATAACTCCTCAATTTATAATTAAAAATAGTTATACCGAATTAAAAGGTAAATTATTATTATCTAAGATTTAATTATTCACCCCAACCTGCAGGCCGTGGTCCAGCTATTTCATCAGCCCATGCCTTGTCAGTTAATGCTCTATCACCAGCTATGTAAACCGCCCATTTTTTATCTAATTCAGACGCATAACCTGCTTTATCAGCTGGCTTTGGCGCTGGTTTTGGCTCTGGTTTTGGCTCTGGTTCAGAGAAAACTTCAGTATTTTCGGCATCTGGTTTTGGCTCTGGTTCAGAGAAAACTTCAGTATTTTCGGCATCAAAAGCAGCTAATGCTTTATCAGCATTCTTTCTAGCACTCTTTGCATCTCTATACACTCTTTCTAACGCATCAGATTTATCTTGCTCTTCGCTAGTTGGGTTGGCCTGGTCGACTGGATCAAACGCCTTCCACTCGGCTCGCGCTAGCTTAGCTGCATCTATTGTGTCGTCTACTGCTTTTTGTAATTCTGCTCGTGTTGCCATAATATTAATTATTTATGCTTTTCTATATAAAGGTTCTTAAAAATTTGATGCAAACCCGCCAATCTTTCACATACATCTAAAATTTCATTTTTTGTTGAATCAGAAACATCAGCGAAAATAGTACCTACTTTATTATCGTTTCTTAACTTCCCTAATACACTATTAACACCGCCGTTAAGGTATTGTAATACATCATCAATGTTCGTAATCCACTCTTGTAGATCTTTAAGTTCTTCCTGTTCATTGGGGTTTTGATCTATTACGTCCTCGAAATCAGCTGCATGACCTGGTTCATCTAAAGCATTTGCGAAAGACTCTTTATCATCTTCTGGTGCAGCATCAATCGCTGGAGCAGGTATTGGCGGACCTGGTTCATCTTCTGAAAGTAAAGATAAAAACCTATTTTCAAACTTTCCCATGTAATTATTTATTAAATACTTATGATGAAAGGCATACTTTTTGAAGATTTATATAAGTACACTAACAAGTACTGGAAAGACGTAAAGTCTAGACACGTTCGACCCACTACAAAAACATTAGATGATATTGCAAAAGCTAGTCCTGCGACGTATAATCAAATTTCAGCTGACCTTGTTCCTTTTCCTGGTGATCATTTAATCGAGCAACTCGGTAGCGCATTCACAAACATATCTGACGCTACTTACTTATTAAATCAGCTTTTTGAAAATCCTTCTGTGCACTTAGACGAAAAAATTGTAAAATCCGCAAATTTAAAGTTGCAAAAAATTCAGGATCTTATAAAATCTGTGTCGGAAGATTTAGATCATGACGAGACAGATAGTTAAAAGTATATTAATTGTTTCTTTAATTTCACTTTCAATAAGTAGTATAGCGACATTATTTTACCCTTCTCTTATAACATTTATAAAAGTTGCGATCGGTACAACCGGAATACAGATATTATTCTTTTTTATATACAATAATGTACTTAGATATATTGCTCGCTTAAACCTAGAAAAGGAAGCTCTTCAATTATCTCAATTAGCTGAACAAAACCGAATTTTAGCTGAGTGTCAGGGATGTAAAAAAATGAATAATGTATATGTAAAATTAACCGAAGAAAATGAATTTAATTGTGAAGATTGTAGCACACTTAATAAAATACAAATTGATATCAGTACTGTATTACCGACGAATTTCCCAGACACTGGGACAATGATTTATGATAAATAAAAAACCCACGAAAGACTACTCACAACTAGCAAGATGGTTGTGCTTATTTGAAGCTGTTAATATTATTTCAGAGAAAGCCGACCAAATCGGTCGAGGAAAAGATTGCTTAAAGCCAATACCAATTAACAAATATATTAACGAAAGATATCCTTCAGTATTAAAAGACGTTGAATATGAATTTAGTAATAGTCACCGTACACGTCGTCGTTAGATCCATAATCAAAATAAGTTGATTGTTCTGTATCCAAATCATTAATATAATCTGTATCAATAGCTGTTAAAGGACCAGTACCAGATTGATCGGCAACTTGAGTAGATTTAGCCTCAGCAGGTAATCCTGGTAAGAACGTATGATCATTTCTCCGTGCTCTAAGTCTAAACACATAATGACCTTGAAGCTGGTTAATCTCATTAACCATTTGATCCATACGTTCTGTGATTTCAAATATCTTTCCGTCCTTTCCTCCAGGTCGGTCAATTGAACCGTATTCGGTTAATTGAAATACATCTCCAGCGTTAGGCATAGCACTTAAAGTACCGGTGTAACCAGAGGAATGATAATAAGAAGAAAGAGTTTGCTGATAAGTTTCAATATCTATTACTGCTGTTAATTCATCATCAGATACTAAACCGTATTGAGAATATGTTACTGCACCGTCCGTTAAATCTATTAACATAGTCATTGTCTCAGGAGACTGGTATCCTTGAAGCGGATTTTCGCCATATACTTTATCAGTCTTATCTAAATCAAATTTTCGGACATAATAACTAACGTTAGTACCATATAACCGTATTTGTTCTTTCCACCACTTTTTATACGTCTTATTACGTTCGTTAGCGCCTAACGATTTATTATTAAACCGAATAATATTCTCAGCGTCACTATGATAGTTAACTGCCGTAACCGTATCTGTACTCCATGCTGATGCCATTACTTTTTAATATAATATTGGTTATTATCGATATACAATGTTATTCCGGTATTACCTAGATTCCTAGAACCTTTCTCTTCAAGATCTGTAATTCCGTATATATCTTTTATGGTTTGAACATCTCGATCATTTAAAAGAAATATACCAGTTTTTTTCTTTTTTAAATTATCTAATATACGACATGAAGTAGCATCTGCTCTATGACTTGCAGGTAATAAATTTTGACGAGTCCTACCAGAACCCGCACTTCCTCTTAATTTGTATAAATTCTTACACCCTAAAGCTTCAAGAAATTTTCGAGTGAATAACATTTTAATTATTTAATAAAAAAAGCCCCCTACATTAATGTAGAGGGCTATCAAAGGTATTATATATTTATCTTATGTCTTTGCGTTGGCCTTTAATGGACCTTTGCCGTACTTGGTATCACCAGTCTTTTTACCATCTCCAGTTTCTTTACCAGTAGTTGGATCGTCGTCTGTAACCTTACTATCACCTGTACCTGTAGACTTACCACCTAAACTATCAGCAGCAGGATCTGTTGCCTTACCACCACCATCAGAAGGATCAACACCTGTCTTTGCACCAGCGCCTGTCGGCTTTCCAGTAGATGTTTCATCTCCCTCAGACACTGTTTCAGCGTTCTCTGCACTTTCATGTGCAACTCCCTCTTCCGGTTCCTCAGCAGCGTCAAATTCATCTTCTGCTGTGTCGTCGTCGGCTGGAGCTAATTGATCAGCGACGGCTTGAATGGCAGCGGCTTGATCGGCAGTTAATGTGATAGTAACATCACCGTTATCGTCACTTGGTTCGTCGTCAAATCCGAGATCATCAGGGCTAGGTAGACCTAACTCAGCGCCGAATTCGTCGTCTTCATTCATAACT